TTATTTTTCCTGCGATGTATTAAGCATATTCCATAAAACACGAGTAGCCGCAGCCATTCCAATCCGCCCATGCTTATTAAGCAATTTTGATACTTCCATTTCTATCTCTTGAGCTTGTACCTCTTCATCCGGAGAAAGATAAATTACTTGATCGCGCTCTTGACCATTTAGCTGTGTTAAGGCAACACGAACAGAATCTCCTTTTTGATGTCCTTTATTTGTTCTATTAAACATTACTGCTTCAACTCGAATGAACTGGGAGCATAAATTATGTATTTCTTGCTCATATTTATATGCATCAGCATCACGCCATTTGGATGGTGGCATTGCGCACACAAGGTTACCTAAAGATTCTAACCACTTGTCTTCTGCCAAATTAGTATCGGCCAAACGTAAGCAAAAACTTTTTAATCGCGCTTCTGTTACAAAGCTGGATAGTGATTTAGCTCTCGGTGCAAGTGATTTTCTAACAGTCTCAAATGAATCTTTTAATTGAAATTCATTTTGAAGCTTTTCAAATATCCATTGGAGTAAAGATGGATATGAGCTGCGGAGTTCATCAATTGAATTTTTAACCCTTTCAGCAAATAGTTGTATTTCACTGAGATCCGCTTTATATCCTTGTCCAATAACCTTTAGCCCACAAGCTAAGGGTAAATCTCTAAAAATTAAGTTAGCCGGATCAAGAGCATTTACTAAAGTTTCGCGAACTGCTATTGCTTGGGGAGTAAGCCGAGAAGTTTTTTGAACAAATGGTGATAGATTAGCTGCAAACACGACTAGCGGCTTCACAATATCTAATAAATCTACTCTAGTTTTCGGTAACAAATTTAAATTAAGCTCTTGTACTAATTTTTGAAAAAGTTCAGTGCGTATACTATTGACAGCATAGAATTGAATCTCAAACGTTTCAGGCGCCTTTATTAGTCTTAAAAAACTTGAACCTGTAATCCGTGGAATAAAAGAACCATCTTCATAAAGTGCTAGCTCCTGTTCATATACCACAGAAAATACTGCTAATAGCAAAGGAATCAAACCTTCTCGCACTCCATAAGGTGGTTTTTGTAATTCCTCAAAAATACTGTTTATAGGTACTCGATTATCTACTTGCTTCTCTAGTAGTTGTTTTATTTTATCAAGAGTAGGTAATAAAAAACACCTTTGTTTATCTTCTTTTTCATTAGGAAATCTAACCTCCCAATCCCCTACACCTGGCCAGTGCAAACCAGCAGCTAATAACACTGAAAGATACATTGACATTTCAGGCGGTTTTTTAGTCTTATCCATTCCAAGATAAGGTTTCTTAGGTGACTCAAATAACCGTTCAATAAGGCGCATACGTGCGCCAACTGCAGCAGATGATAAAGTCTTACGATTTATTAATTCATTGTGAATTCGCGGAGAAAGAAAGTAAAGCTCATCAAACACCTTAGAAAGAAAAGACATTACCTCTCTTCCAGTACGAATTTCTACTTGCTCTTTGGATTTGTAAAACCAACGCAAGCCATTTATACTATTAAAATTAGTTATTCCAATTAACGATTGAAGTTGCTCATCGAGAAGTAGCTGATGAGTGGCTAATTGCCTGGAAACTTCTTCTCTTGCAAAGTTGTCATGTTGTAGTTCGGGAACATTTCGCTCAATCCATTGCCAACATCTAAGCTCATCTACAATACTAATTAAACCGTGTAGTGGACGTGAAACTGCAATTAAGGTTTCGGAATATTCTTCCAATACGGCTGAAGTTGAGAAATTTACAGCTTGTTGAACATCTTGTAATGTTTCACACAATGGTATAATAATTCTACCATCGGAAGGAGGCAATGTTTTAATTTTAATATGTAAATCTGATACTTTGACATATACAAGTCCAAAATATCGCAAATTTCCAGTTTTAATATAATGTCTTCGAGCTACTAATGGACGGACATCTAGACGGTCATGGATGAATGAAGCAATATCTTGGATTGGGTCTAAAGCTTTTTTTGCATTGTAATAAGCCTTATCTAAGTCAATACTTGTATGAGGCCATAAGCTATAACCTCCTGATATGCCACGAAAATAAATTATATGCTTATCTTTAAGGTGTTGTAACGCTTCTTTAACATCTGCTTCGCCAGCAAATGAGAGTTCAATTATATCACTAGATGCTAATAAGTCATCAGCATTAATTACATTCAAAATGCCAATTGTTTTTAATATTTTTAACTCTAACTCGTCATTTCCTGAATAGGAAGAGATTATTGCTTCAATTGCTTTCCAATGGTTTCGATAACTTTGCAGAGATAAGCTGCTTCCAAAAACAGTACGAGCATAATCATAAAGGTTATGAATGCGAAAAAAAGTATTTCCAGAAGCATCTACAAAGTCTTGTAAGCCAAATGGTTCACTCCCTAGTACAAAAGTAAATAAAGAGCGCTCGTTTTGACCAAAATGAGAAAAGAGCCGAACAAGCGGAGGTAGTACTGTTGGATGTAAAGGAAAGAACCTTTGAGCTAAATCACTTAATGTTTTATTTGATGAAGTAGGTCCATACCAACGTAGCTTCAACGCTACTTCCATGTCTCTATTTGCTTGATCGATAAGATTTAAAGAAATTTCTTCAATCTGAACATTAAGAGCATTTGCTATCAATTCCGCAACTTGATCTACTGAATGATACCAAGCAATTTCTTCAAATCTACCTGCTACTTTTTCCCACTCTCTCTGCTGACCTTTGGTTAAGCTTTCAGCATAATAGCTTACACCTTGATGTAAAAGTGCTAGAACAATTAATGGAGAAGTGCCACTTCTTGCTGCTACTTCAGCTAAATTTTGCAACAGATATATATCTTGCTGATCAGGATACATGGCTGCAAATTCAAGGAACTTTCCTGCTTCGTCAATTATTAATATAAGACCTCCCCAATCACTTTTACTTACAAAAGTATGTGCACTTTGTACCCATTTGATAACGGAGGAATCATTAACGGTGCCATTCTTTAAAGCTTCTTGAATTTCATTTATCCAATTAGATGAATTATTAGATATATTTTGAAATGACCTAACCAAAGCCTTAGCAACTGCTCCACTAAGTGGTTCTCTTGAACCGGTAATAAGAACAGGAAATAAAGGTTTAGGGTTTTGTGTTCCCCAGAGTTGCTTTAATAATTCTTTTGAATCAAATGTAAGTTTGCTGTTTTGATCGGAAAGTAAATGGGCAAGGAACAAAGCAAATGATGATTTACCTGAACCATAGTCACCTGTGATACGCCAAGCACGCAACCCAGAATTTGGTGATAATCCTGCTGATAACCTTTCTAAACTTTGTTTGGCTTGAGATGTAAGTACATAGTCATTTAGTGCAAGTGGATCATTCCAGTCCCTTTCTATATGTGTTGAGCGTAAAAAACGTCTCCTAATATTAAATAAATTAGATGTAATATCAATCATGAAATTTTTTATAGGCTGTAGATGTTCTAAAATTATTTTTTAATTGAGCTAGTTTTTAAATGTAAATATTAGCTAACATTTTAGCTTCTACATCTTCATCCTTATGATCATAATGTTTAAATACTCTTGGAAGAGCTGATGATGCTTGATAGTCTAATAATCCAAGTGAATCCTTAAAAATATTCTCTAACCTTTCCCTAAGGTCATTTTCGGAAAATTTAAAAATCTGCCCTACACTTCCTGGTAAAACCGTAATATCTCTGAAAGAAAGGGTGGCTTCATTCAATCGATTTAAACGCCAATAATCATAAATGCAATAAGCAAGCAGCTCTCCTGTAATATCAACTTTATGGTCGCGACGATAAGCATAGATGGTTTCACGACGCCCACTGTCCCCAGCTGTCCGCTCACCTATAGGTATTAGCAAACGCAATTCCGTAAGTGGGCAATCTAAGTTATCTTCTAACACTTCCCCTTTTCTTCCTCTGGTCGGTACATAGGTGTGTAAAAAAACGTCAAAATGTTGTTCAAGAGTAACTTTTGATAAAGGGCGCTCTTGTTTTTGAGCTTCGGCTTGAAATGCTCGAATTACCTCAGTGCGGGTAAGCTCGGGGGAGTGCCATTTGTTTAGTAAGAAATGCCAAGCAAACATTGGCTCCTCAACATGAGAAGACATTTTCCAATGTAATAACCATAAGGTACGTATATCTTCTAAATAAGGGTCAAGACCATTTTCATCTAATATAGCATTTCCTAGAGGTGTCAAAATATATCCCTGTTTGTCGGATGATAATTTGGCAACACCCATTAGTTGTACCCAAAATCGTATTGCTCGAACCATATTTTTACCCACACCAAGTTGAACCATTGCACTATCTTCATCTTTAAAAATAAAAGGATCTTCTTTTAGGGCATTGTAGGCTTTGGGAAGCCAAGTGTAACGACATGGAAAAGATTCATGGCCTGAAAAACGAAAATCCATAGTGCAAGTAGTAAGGGCAATTAAAAATGATATATTTGTTATAAATTAATATAATAGCAAGCTGCTTTATGCTTGACTGTATATATTAATTATATACAAATATAAGGTATGTTACAAATTATCTTAAAGATATGTCAGAAATCATTTATCTAGACAATCATGCTACTACACCCTGTGACCCTAGGGTTGTAGAAACTATGCTGCCTTATTTTACTCAATACTTTGGAAACTCATCAAGCCCACATCTATTTGGCAATACTGCTGCAGAAGCTGTTAAAAACGCCAGAACTTTTGTAGCTTCTCTAATTGCAGCAAATGATGAAGAAATTATTTTTACTTCTGGAGCAACAGAAAGTAATAACTTAGCTATTCTTGGCACTATTAATCAATTTGTAAAGCTAGGGGGGCACCCCCAACGTATTGTAACTACATCTATTGAACATAAATCAGTGTTCGAGCCATATCAACACTTAGCAAAATCTGGTTGGGACGTAATAATATTACCTGTTGATAAATATGGAGTGATTAAGCTGGAAGCAGCTGAGAAAGCCATAAATGAAGAGACATTACTTGTATCCGTGCAATTAGCTAATTCAGAGATAGGTACAATTCAACCCGTAAATGAAGTAGTAAAATTAGCTCGTAAATATGGTGCTTTAGTTCACTCAGATGCTTCCCAAGCTGTTGGTAAAATACCTATTGATGTGGGTGCGCTTGGAGTTGATTTACTTTCTTTTAGCGGACATAAGATGTATGGACCTAAAGGAATCGGTGCGCTTTGGGTTAAAGGCGGAGTAAAACAGCTACCTATATCGCCATTATTTACAGGTGGCAATCAAGAATGGGGTCTGAGACCTGGAACATTGCCAGTACCTCTTATTGTAGGATTTGGAATCGCATGTAAATTATGTCAAGAAAATCAAATTGAAGAATCGAAAAAAATATGCTTACTTCGTGATTCTTTAGAAAGCCAACTTTTAACTATAATAGAGAACCTGCAAATAAACGGATCTAAAGAGAATAGGCTTCCCAATAATAGTAATATAACCTTCTTCAATATTGATGCAGAGGCTTTGCTAGCAAATTTACCAAATCTTGCTATCAGTACAGGATCAGCTTGTGAATCAGGAAGTCTTGAACCTTCTAAAGTATTACTAAGTATTGGATTATCATATGAAGATGCTTTTTGTACACTTCGATTTGGCTTAGGGCGGTTTACAACTCAAAATGAAGTTAATTTAGCAGTTACATCTATTGTAGATGCACATCAACAAATAGAGACGTTGTTAAAAGAAAAAATTACTCAAGTGTAATATTCTTAGTTATTACATGGCCTTTTTGACTTTCCGCACAGTTTTAGGAGTAATTGAGTGGATCTTGGCTACTTTCACAACAGGAATGCCTTTTTTTAAGTCTCTAGCTACACCAGCATATTCCTTCAAGTAATCTGTTTCTGTTTTACTACTACCTTTAGGTCTACCAAGTGTTTTGCCCCTTTTTCTGGCCTCAGCTAACCCAGAATGAATGCGTTCTGATAATTTAGTTGTCTCCTGTTTATAGATAGAGGAAAAGACAGTGTATAATATCTCTCCTACTATAGAAGCCTTGCCTTCCGGAGTAAGTGTTTCAACTCCCATATCTTGACTAAGAATGGATACTCCATAGGCATGGAGTTCTTCTAAAAGTTTTACATTTTCTAGGGGGTTACGGCCTAGCCTGGATACTTCTGTAGTGAGTACTTTTTGTATATCTCTATTCTTAGCCAGGTAAAGCAACTCTTGTATGGCTTGTCTATCTTCATTCTTTTTCTTTGAGCCAGATTCTTTTGCAGTCAGAGTAGCAACAATTTCAAAATTGTGTTTTTCCGCTAACTTGGTTAAGTCTGAAATTTGGCGGGAGTAGTCTTGGCTCTTTGTGCTCACACGGGTAAAAATAGCTACTGGTACTCTCATTTGTTAATGGGTTTGTCGGTTGGAACATTTTCTAAATACTTTTCAATAGGAGAGCTTTTGATCTCTTCTTTCCTATCTAAAGTAACGGCAAGTATAATTTGCTTTTCCTTAATATAAAATTTGGCTAGGGCAATGGCCATTAAAATTTGTCTCTCAGAAAAATACATTTTTTGCTGGTTGATCTATTGAATTATATTAAAAAGTAGGTAAAAATAACAAGTGATTTTCGTACCTACTTTTTTGGGTAGTAAAAACTGGCATAGCCCAGAAATTTGACCCGTCAATTTTCCCTAAAATTACTAACCTTTTTTTTACCTACTTTTCTCTAATCGCCCAGAATAATTGAGCAAAAATTACATGCTCAGAAAAGTAACTATTTTCAACTAAGTAGAAAATTTCAAATGGGGAATTTGCAGGTGTTTACTTCCCAATTCCAATGTACCAATACGAAAAACTCCTAACAAGAAATCAGATACAAGAATCTGAGTTACCTGCCGAAATCAAACAGGCAATTGCAAAGCTGCTTCAATTAGATTATGAGCTTGACGAAGAAGAGGATGATGCTGAAATTAAGGATTTGACCGCACAAATTAAATCATTAGATAAAGAACTTGTTGAACTTATCACAGAATGGGCTGATGACGAGTCAGATGAAGACTTACCTATTGAAAAGGTAAAGGAGAATATTTTAGCTACTTACTATCGCAATGGGTTAAGTAAAATTAAATTATCTCAGCTTAAACAAGCAGGTTATAAAATTCCTGTAACAAGTAAGTGGACTGAAAGAATTGGTGCTTTTAAGATAGAAAAGAACCTGTTTGCTGATTTTGCCACATTAACCAAGATATAAACCCGATGATTGCGCCGGAAGCGAAGCTTCACGTAGGAATTGTCAATGTCAGATTCATATAATGTCAATATTCACAAAGATTGGGGATGCACAAAAGTTTTTTAAGGAAGCAGGTATAAATTTAGAATCCATCTTTGATCTGTTTACCGGGAAGGCTACCGGAAAGAAAATTGCACAAACCGTAACACCCTTATTAATAAAAATTTCTCCTGCTATCGGTAAAGCCATTGATCATCTGGAAACGCAATATGCTGATAAGTGCTATTTAGTTATTTCCAAGGAACAAGACGAACAAGGCAGGCCACTGGAGGCACTAAGTGTATGTAAGCTCAACCCTCAAAACGGCCAGATAGAATTTTTAGAAACTATACCTTTTTATCAAGTGGCTAATTATATCACTGATAAATTAGAAACTCACGAGCAAAAACTGCTGGCTTAGATCATAAGGGCAACAGTAAAGCTCCATTTCTGCCATTTAATAATTTCAACCTGCTATGTTAAAAATGTACCCAACTGAGGCACAGAATTCAGTTTACACAAAGAAATTAAATATTGTCCGTTCTATTTCTTCAGTATCCTTAAATAAGGAATATTGGGAACCTACAATCACAAATTCACAAAAGCTATTTGTAGCAACCAATAATTACATACAATCCTGTGTCAGCGTTTTGTTGGAAGTTCCTATTTCTTCTATCCGCAATTCAAAAAAGTTAGTGGCTGCTTGTAATGCGAGAATGGTTTGTTGGTACATTCTTAAACAACGTTCCGGAATGTCCATACGGCAAATTGCTCACCTGTATCAAGCGAATGTAAGTATGGTACACCGCAAAATTAAGCTCATGAGCTTTTATTATGAAAGAGGAATTTACCCGGAGTACAATATGATCATTGACTTAACCAATGTGGCACTGGATGAAAAAGTAATGCTATCCTATTATGAAAAACAAGTACAACAAAACGAGCAAGCCTGATAAAAAAGCTGCAGCTGCCAGGGAAACCAGAGATATTTTAAAACGATTGGCTAACCCTAAAAAGATATTGGAACAAGAAGCTGCCAACAACAAAAAAGGAGATTTCCAAACGGAACTCAATGCAGACTTATTAGCAGGTCCGGAAGGGCCAGATATTCAACCTGAAGCAAAGCAACAGCAACACTATGAGCCAATAATCAATCAGACAATGGACATAACTGAGAAAAATGAGTCGGTGACAACAGAAGTAGTGACTGATGAGCCTAAGAAAACGGATATAAACTTATCTGATAGTGGTTTTTTTGAGCCTGTTATTGAAAGAGAATATGCAGAAAAACCACAAACGGGAGCCAATGCGAATGGAGGGCGAAGCACCTCCAACTTGTCGGCAGATCTGGTTCCAGAAACACCAAAGGCAGAACCAGTAGTTGAAATAGAAAAGCCCAAAATACTCTTTGCTCCGAAACTGACCTTAAAAACAGATGATACCTATAAAAAGGTAATGGGTGATGAAACACCCACAGCTAATCTGGAAGTAGATACTGCTACCGATAACATTCCTGCCATGCAATTTCAGGAAGCTACTTTTAATTTAGCTGATGATGCACCAGGACTTGGTAGACAAATGGGGGAACAAGCAGGTAACACTACTTCCGAATGGGCATTTGGCATGCTTGAAAACTTCTACCCGGAAGTAGTGGCTTTTTTTACCAAGATGCCAACCGACTGGATTGAAAAAGCAAAACTTCCTAATGCTTTAGAAGCTGATACACTTGGGAAAATTCTGGCTGCTAATGCCCGCAACAAAAACAAGGTAAAAATATCAGACTTCCATAAAAAGAACATTTTGCCACCTCTGCAAAGGATACTTGCTAAAAAAGGCTGGGAAAATGTAATGCCGGATGAACTGCTGCTTGTAATCGGCCTGGTGGTACTTGCTGCCGATTCATTCTTTAAAATACAAGAAATCAAGAAGGAAAATAAGGTACTGGAAAAGCAGATTAAGCAGAAAATTCAGGAGTATATTGATATACGCACAGAAGAACGAAAAGAGATAGACTCCCTGAAAGGCGAATTAACAGAAATGAGAAACTTCTTTGCTAATATGAAGGCTGCTCAACAACCTGCTGCTGCCTAATGCATTTAATGTAAATGAGAGAAGCACAGTTAATGATTGCTACCGGGCAAATGGGAGTGGGTAAGAGTTTTGTAACTAACCAACTCCTATCTGCTTATGAGAAGTCAGGTAGAAAAATTGTAATTTTTGATCCAAACAATGAGGATATATACTACCGGTATAAAATGCTTCATTTTGATATTTTAGAAGTAGAAAGGGCAAAAATAGAAGAGAGAAAAAAGCATACGCGAATTATTACAAAATCTGAAAAGAACATTCAGGGATTGCCTAATTCATGTGTTGTTCGCATACCTCCTTTTACTATTTATGGGGATAAGATGAATACTTCGCAAATGAAGCTCACCATGTGTGTACTCCTGGAGAACTTCAGAGGTGGCTTAGTTTTCTTAGAAGATGTAAATAAATACATATCCAACTTTGAGAGAGAAGGAATAAAAGGAGCTTTTAAGGCAATCCGGCACCAGAGCCAGGATATTATAATGCACATGCAATCCCTTTCACCGCTTCGTCCTATACATTTTGAAGCGGCAAGTGTAATCCGGATGCATTATGATGGATTTGATGTGGCAAAAATCAAAGACAGACTTGGTAATAACTATGTCTTACTAAAAATTGCCCAACTAATTTGTGAAAATGAGTTTTTAAATGGCAATACCAGGTTTTTCTGCTATATCCATTTAAAGAAAAGGCAAATCAAAGGTATATCATCGGTACAATTCAACAAAGCATGTTTTCACTTCCTGACTTCACATCGGGCAGAGTTCCGAGATTTAGCTTTTAATATTGCTCACAAAGCTGGACGTAATTCCCCACTTCACCAGGACAATGAAAAAGCAATGAGGGAATGGATAAGCAAAAACTCATTCATGTTTGGACTAAATCTTTAAATAAAATTGCTTTGCGATACATTGCAATTAGCTTGTCACCTTTTATCGGAGATAATCTCGAAGGCGAAGAAACTATTTCAATTTTTATATTGCGATTTTTGAATGTCAATATTGTTTGTGTAGGTAGCTTTTCTTTTGGAATTTTGAATGTATAATTGTTCAATTCACAATAATGATGGAACCAAAATAAAACGCCGCTACTCGTGATAATTATTTTTTCTATTTTAAGATTGTCGTCTAATATTTTGAAAATATCAGTGTATTCAATAGGAAATAGATTTTGGTCTTTTGAACTTCCTCTTTGCCGCAAAATTCTATATCCAATATCAGCTATACCTAAATTTAAATTAGATAAAACTTCTTTTCTTATTTTTATAGGGTCTTCGCTTTTGTAATCGTCTAAGTTTTTATCATTCACTTTAAAAATTAACTTCCAAAATTCATTGTTTGGATTTGGGTAGAAAAAATCATAAGCCTTTCGATTATTTTTTGCAGTTGGAAAAGTTCCTAAAATAAGTTTATTAGCATTTACTGGAATGAATGGTTCCCACAGATGACATTCTTCTTTATATTCATTTAGAGTTTTGTAGGCCATTTCTATTAGTTAGTATGTAAGTGAGAAATATGAACTGCTATAAAGCGGCTGCATCAAACATTTTGGCGCTTAGTTCAATAGCGGACTTAAATACATAAAACTGTCAACCTGCATAAATGTCCAATAGTAGCACTGCACTTGACTTAACCTTGTCACCCGCTATTGAACCAAGCGCCTGTTAGCGGTTCGTCCTACTTTTCTGCTGTATAATTGTCTATCCATTTTCGATGTCCTTGTGTGTTGGCTTAGTGGCATTTTTATTTCGTTTGTTTCAAAAAATCTCTCAGGGTTATTGTTGTTATGTTCAATCCTTTGGCTTTTATCTGTAAGCCATTGTCAGACGTTAGCATAATAGGATTTTCGGTTGTGAATTTTAATGCAACTGATAGTATAAAGTTGTCAGGCGATTTTTTATTGAAATCATTTGGCAACAATGACAAGTCGGCTGTTTCCATTTTTATATCTCGCTTTCCCAAATTTTCATTGATATGTTTCAATGCTTTTTGAACATTTTTCTTTTGTTCATCTGTCAATGAAATTTTCAAGTAGTCCAATTCGTCAATAACTTTTGCAGATAGAATTATTTGATACTTCTTGTCAACTTTTGAAATTATTTCGGGATAATCAACAAAGACGTTTGTGTCAATAATGTAGAAGTTCTGCTTATCCTTTTTTATTTCTTTTTTAGGTTTTTCAAACTTTGAAAGGTCTATTTTGCCAAGTACTTTTAAGCCACCTTTATTGGGTGATGTTACTGCATTGTGGCTGTCGTTTGTTTCTGTTTCAATTTCTTCTTTCAGAATTACAGTAGATGTGCTTTTACTTTTAAGTTCAACATTTTTACTTTCTATAAATTTATATTCTGATGAATAATAAAACGAAAATTCTTCATTCAGTTTTTGTAGATAGCTTTTAACTTCACTATTTAATTGCGGATATGAAGTAATAATGTTTTTATCCGAGATAATAATCGTATGTCTTTTTGAACGACTTGTAGCAACATTAAATAACCGTTTTTCTAAAGAGTAATTATATCCCGAATTTGGTATTACAAAAATGGTTATATCTGTTGTAAGCCCTTGAATTCTTGCAACTGTTTCAATGAGCAGATTTTTATGATTACCAACAGTTTGGTAAATACTTTTTTGCAATGCCTTTACTGTTTCAACGTAGTTGCTTAAAACAGATATGTGTAAGGTTTCATTGATATTAAACAAATGAGCAACTAATAATTTGGCAATTTCTAACGCATTTCCAGGTTTTTTATTGCCAACTTCCAAATCAGTTTTTATGAGAGTTGAACCGCCTTGTGGGTTAAAATATTTACTTACTTCATGAGGCAATTCAGAAAATGTTAATCGAATATCTTTTTTTGCCTTTGATTTTAAACTGCTGTTATAAAATAAACCAGTATAGTCAGCTCCTCTGTTTGGTAGTCGGTAAGTTTCTGTTAATTGATAAATAGGTATTGAAGCTGTATCTGAAAGTGCTTTCAACCCATCTACTAAAAAATCATAGATTTTTTTGCTTACCTTATCCACGTTAATTGAAACAACTGGCGGTAGCTGTTTGGTATCGCCAATCCAAATATTTTTCTTGCCTAAAAGTTTAGCCACCCCAAACATTGCAAGCAATGCCTGACTTGCTTCATCTACTATTACATAATCAAAAGGGGGATTATCTTTAATATTAGTTGCTTCGCTGCTTGCTATGAAAAACGTTGATAGTACCAAATTTCCAGGAAATGGACTAATTTCTTTTGTTTGTTGTAAATTGGGTATTTCTTTGGCTTCGTCTGTAGAGAGTTTCGTTTTGAAAACACGATTATCTTTAAGCAAATTGATTAATGCTGATTTCTCTACGACTTCAATTAATGCTCTGTTTGTTAATGCTGTTACCAAAACAGATTTTCCCTGCTCGCATAATTTTTTACAAATTTCAGCTATTTGATAAGTCTTTCCCGTTCCTGGTGGACCAATAAGAATTAACTGGTCGCTTAGCTCCAATTGGTTCAGTATAAAATTGGGAATATCACTTTTGCCATCAAGTAATGCTGGTTGCCAATATGAGTTTTGAAAATTTTGGTCTAAAATTAGATTTACGTTTTCAGAAAAGTTGTTCTTAACTATTTTTTGAAGATTAGCAATATATTCGTAAGGTGGTTTGTTTGGACCCAAAAGCAAAATAATTTTTTCAGCTATAGATATATTTACTGAAAAATCTAAATCAACACCACGAAAACCTGCTAAACAATAATCCTTCTCAATATTACCGTCCTTGTCTTTTGAGGGTCCTTGCCATACACAAACAGTTTCAGTAAAATTTGACTTTTCTTTTACCAAATCTCCGTAAGTCTTATTTCCCCAATTTCGGTAATCTCTTAACTCTTTTGGAACTGTGAAACAATATAAATATTCTCTTTTTCGTGGTAAACCTCGTTTAGTAGAAAATTTCAATATCATTTCTCCATCTTGAAACTTTAAGAATTGTGCAACGAAAAGTTCTTCTCTTTCTTGTAGCAAAAAAGTAGCTGAAGTATTTAATTTTTGATTAAATGATTTTGTTTGTGCTTGAAGCTCTTCTTCAAGAAAATTGCTATGTTCTTCCCGTGTGTATCTCATTTTTATAATAAATCTTCATCATCACTGCTTAAATCTTCTTCAGTTTTTCTCTCATCAAAACGGTAATCATTTAAATCATTAGCTACGCTATAATCGCTTGGTTTTACACTGTTGAAATTAAAATGAACATTACCAAAATAGTGTAGTAATTCAGCAAATTTTTCCAATCTATCTTCTTTGTCAAGGTTTTCAGTACTAAAACTGATAGTAAGTTTATCTTGCTTTCTTAGTAAGTCATAGAGCTTTAAGCAACCTAATTTTCTGTTACCAAAATGCACCCAAAACATTGAATTAGGTTTCATTAGTTGCAACCATTCATTTGCTCCGATTTTGAACGGTTCATCTTTATATTTATAACTTTTTACAACAAGCGGATATTCCACACCCTCCTTTATTACTCCATTAATAGTTGAATATTCTTCTATTCCTCTTGTGAATTCAAACCCTTCTTCTTCTAACTTTTCTTTGACAATTTCCTTTGCTTCTCTATTAGCTTCTTTTTGGTCGTTTTTAGAAATGTCAGAACTAAATTCTGCACCTATAGTTGCAGAATTCTTTTTTTTCAATTGTTCTTCAAGGCTGATGATACGATTTTCAAGTTCAGTATTTCGCTCTTGTAATGACTGAATTATATTATTGTCAAGTTGATAAAGTTTGATTAACTCGTCTGCATTGATGAACTTTGCTAATTGATTGCGAATGTCGTGCAATACGCTTTGGCAAAAATAGATAAAGCCTTCTCTTTCAATACTTGTGCCTTCTTCAAATGTGTCAATTTTATTTTCAAGGAACATGACTTTGTAGGGCAGTTTTTCACCCTTGTATAATGCAACCTTATACTTTAGATTAGTTTTCCATTGTTTATACGCACTATCTTCCCACTCAACGCTGTTATTTTTTAAGATTACAATGTCTAAGGTCGAGGTCGTTTGTACTTTATTCAAACCCAAAATACTCGTTTTCCACTGATTAGGGAGAAAATCCAATGCAATAAGTTTAAAACCCTTGCTTTGCAATACCGAAAATATTTTTTGCGAATACTCTTTTTGTGGTACATCAATGTAATACTTGGTTGCGTTGCTTACTTCCAAACTATAAAACGTTTCGCTTTCCGAAATTTGCGAAATATAAAGTAAAGGAATTTCCTGCGTGTAGTTAATTCGGGTGTAGATTTGCTTTAAGGCATCAAGTTTTGCATTATCAGAAGCCTTAAAAGTGCTATTTTGCAACCACTTTAAAGTATAGACAAGTAAGATTGAATTTTGCGGTATTGCAAATACTTTTCCTTGAAAATCTATAATCTGCCCTGTTTGGAAAATTTTACGAATAGCACAAATATTGCTATTTTCCGTATATACACCCAAAGCACTAAGAAAATTTAACTTTTCTTGCTTTTCAGAACTTTCAAGCCAAGCCAAAACCCAAGTAGGTAGTTGCTCATTTTTTAAGGCAAGCTCAGAAGGATAAATTTTGTCTTGCAAACCTACATTAACATAAGTTGCGAGGTCAGTGAATTTTTGCTTGTAGGCAAATTGTAGTATATCATTACTTGATAATGCCGAAAGGGATTGACTTGTAAAATAGTTTTTTCCTACTTGTCTTGAGTGATAAAGCAAGAATGCAAATTGTTCAATATTTTGCAATGTTGGAAACTTCGTTAGTAACTCCGCATATATCTCATCTTTCCTTTTGTTTCTTATGGAGAAAACTTTTTCGGATAACTCACTTTTTGCAAAATCTGTAAATTGATTAATTATTTTGGTAATTATATCACTAACTCCCTTATAATCAGTCAATACAGAAGATAAAGAAAGCGTAATACTTTCAAAATCTATATCATCTTTTACGGCTATGTCCTTAATCCTAAGTTTTCCGTTTATCAGAATTTTAGGAGCAAACAGTGTTTGGAAGTTACTTTCGTAACAGTCAATAGCTAGTTTTAGGCAACGATGCTCAAATGAATTTCTGTCATAAGTCTTGCCTTCCTGTAATGAGAAATTTTTAAGTTTTTCTAAATAAGCAAGTTGAACTTCTTTGTCACTTTCACGCACTATTGGCAATAAGTTTTCAGAAAAATCTAAGATTTGCAGAACTTTTAAATACAAACCTTTGTCCTGCAAAATTTCTAAATCTCTAAAGTCATTTGCCTTAAACTCTCTTGGCAAAAATTTAAAATTTGGGTGATTTGATAAAAGTTCGTTTATCTCTTGATGGTTTGAATAGTATTGGAAAACACTGTGAGAGTGCTTAACCAACAGGAAATTATCATTTTGCTTTTGAATGTAGGCAACAGAAAATAGTTTTTCATTGTTTTGTTTGGCAAATTCTAAAATAGCCAATGTTTCACCATAAGAAAGGGTATGATTAGCACTTATAAAACTGCTAATTCCCTCATTTCTGCTTATTTTAAATGGTGAATTGTCATCAGTTAGAAAGCTGAAAATTTGTTTGTTGGGTGTTGGCTTACCCGTAATTTTAAAAACAGCATTATGTAAATCTTCAAGATTACGACTGTTTAGATTTGTATTAAAAAATACTTGTTCGGGTTTCTTAAAACCTTCATTTGTGTAAATACAAGCCAATCTTTCTAACTTTGGATTTTCAGTGTTTTGCTTGTAATAGTCTGTCACTTGGGTGTAAAATTCTTTTATATTGATGTTTAACCCTATTAGGAAATCCCAATTTTTGTAGATAATAGAGTGATAGATTTCATTTTCTTTTATAAGATATTTGTCTAATTCAGGCACATATTCTGTTTTGTGAATTTTATATGATGACAACCAATTTGGCACTTGTAAATCACCTTTTAACAGAGTTCGCAAAGGGCGTATGTTTCCTTGCATGTCTTTAAAAAGTTCTAAGTCTTTTAATTTTTCAGGACCAACTCTATCAAAGTCGGCAATAGTAAAAAACAGATTATGTTTTTGCGATGCATTTAGGTTGTTTTGCTTGCACTTTTCTGCTATTGCCTTAAAAAGATTTTCTTCACTGATTTTTGGAAGTATAAGTTTTACTAAATTTGGATATTGGAAAATTTCTGTGTTTTTCTTTTTATAAGAAATATTCAAATCGGAAACAATAAGCCCAAGATAACGAAGTTCACGTTTAACTACTGCTGTTTTGTCATAAATCAAAACAACGTTAGTATTGGCAAAAATTTCATTCAAAGAATAGTAATTACCATCTGAAAACTTAAATAATTTGATTTGAGAAATAGTGTTAAAACCCGATGCACTGACTTTGTCTATCTCTGATAATAAGGTTAAATATGGTCTTGGTTTCCATTCTATTTCTTGTGAATGATTATTATTCTTTAATTTATATTCTTCTGAAAGAATTTGGGCTGTTTCAAATTCTATTTTTTGCACCCAAGCATTTATTTTGTCAATCTGCTCTCTCTTTATAGCATATTGAAACAAATCAATAATGTCCCATTTGTCAAGATATAGTTTTTCTGAATCGCGTGCTTCATCTATTAGGGTTTTATCAAATTTTTCGTTTTGCCAAGCAAACCACTCAATTTCAGGGCAACCAAAATCGGATGGCTGTATGGGTAATAAAGTAGACTTGATTTTTACATTGGCGGGGTTATCGGAATATCCCTTTTGGGTTGGGATATTTTGATGCAAATACTCATTAAGGTACTTAAAAAAGTATTTGCTTATATGCGGCTTGCTTTTAGGTTCATTGGAGAGCAATAAATTTGCATATAAAGACAAGAACAGTCCCCTGTTTTCTTCTTTTTGTTTGTCAATATACTGGGTGATTTCGTGGGCAATTATCGGCAAAAGATTTTCGTTGATTTGGGAATTTGCTTGAAGTTTACGCCTATCGTTGTTCATATCAAAGGCGTTACAGTGAAGCAAAAAGTTTAAGCCATTCTTTTCTTCGTCCATTGAAAAGAATGTGTATAGATTCGGAACTAATCCACCCCTTAAATTTTCTGCTTTTTGGTAATTTTTATAAAAAGCAAAAGTGAATTTTATACTGCGTTTTTTGTTTTTAGGATTTACTTTTTCAAACTCTAAGCTGTTTATTTTATATTCTTCTGAAAAACAATCAACCTTTTGCTCCTGTATTTCTTCTCCGTTTATATAAATTTTTTTCAGCCTATTTAAAAACTTAAAAGAGTAAGAAAGCCCACTCTTGATTTTTTCAATACCATCATCAAGAAATTTACTTTTCCCTTCACCTAATTTTAGAAAGAAAATTGACCCGTTTTGAAGTTGTCGTCTTCCTTCACCTTCTATATTAGTATCTTCAAGAACTTTCTCTAAAAAAGCTCTCATTTCCAAAAGTTCATTTTCGTCAAACTTTGTTTCCCTAGTTTCATAATCACCTAATCTAATAGGTTCTTTATAGTTTGACGGAAAACAGGTATATAGTATTTTTACAAGCCAAGGATTTTCTTTATCTCTTTCATAATCATAATTTTCTTTACCTTTCCCTAATCCAGAAATGCCAATTGGCTCACCATTTATGAACCTCTCAAATTGGGAAGGTTTATTCCAACTGAAAACAATCGGCCCCGCATAATTATTTATAATTGCATCACGCCCATCATCTATGCCGACTAATCTATGTAAAATTTTAAAACCTATACCAAAAGTACCTATGTCTTCACCTTCTTTAAAATTACCTGCTACATTGATGATTGCAGACATATCATTGTCGGAAAAATAGTTACCGTTATTTATACAGAGTAAATATTTTTCGTTGTAACTCACACTAAAAAAAGTGGATTTGCAGTCGTCTGCATTTTGTATTAGTTCGTATATGGCTTGGTCGTCTGCGGCTACATTTAATGCAATAGTCCCTAAAAGTTTGCCCAAATCTTCTCTATTCCCGTAGATAAGTTTTGCAAATCCTGTTTCTGTCCTTTTTTTATCGGGGTGCAAAGAGCCAATAAAATTTAAGTCAAGCCTATTTGTCTCTCTCGCTATTTCTTCTTTAAAGAATTTACGAAACATAAATGCGTTTCTAGTATATAGCATTCTAATGGTTACTTTTTATAATAAAATGTGATAATGTTCAGGTGATTGTGCGTTTGAGGCAGAAGCAAATGTGGAGCAACTGTGTGTTGGCTTGTCCGTTCATTTTTTTTCTAACTATTTATTGTTCGCACTATGGTTTTTAGGGTGATCGCTAACTCTTTAATATACACATGTTTTGTGCGTTTGACCAAATATATAAATATTACTAACTCTGGCAAGGTAAGAAACTCACCATGTGTGTACTCCTGGAGAACTTCAGAGGTGGCTTAGTTTTCTTAGAAGATGTAAATAAATACATATCCAACTTTGAGAGAGAAGAAATAAAAGGAGCTTTTAAGGCAATCCGGCACCAGAGCCAGGATATTATAATGCACATGCAATCCCTTTCACCGCTTCGTCCTATACATTTTGAAGCGGCAAGTGTAATCCGGATGCATTATGATGGATTTGATGTGGCAAAAATCAAAGACCAGCTTGAAAATAATTATGCTTTCCTGAAAATAACTCAATTGATTTGTGAAAGAGAGTATTTGAACAGTAATTCCAGGTTTTTTGTTATGTTCAACTAAAGAAGATGCACATTAAAGGAATCTCAGCTAGCCAATTCAATAGAGCTTGTTTTCACTTCTTGACTTCGCATAGACAATAATTTAGTGACTTAGCTTCTACGATTGCTTACCAGAATAGACGTAATGCACCTTATCGTCAGGGTAATGAATTAGCTATGCGTGAATGGGTAAATAGAAATTCTTACATGTTTGTTCCTTAATAATTTAGGCTAATAGTTCCCCAGCTGTATCGACTGTATAATTATTTAGCTTTAAGTAATCGACTATCTCTTGTTCCGTTGTAAAAAATAAATAGTTTTTTTCTGAGACTTTAAATCTATACTTATATCCACCGTTTGAATAAACATATGCAATTTCAACACTTTTGTTATTTATCCACTCAATAAATTTTAAATAGTCAACGGAGTTAGTGCTAAAATAATAAACTTTGTTTCCTGATTTTTCAAGCCTAACCTTTAAAGCATAAGAATAATATTCTCTATGCAAACCATTTGTCTGACTTCTCTCTAGAAGAAGTATATCGTTACTGTCTTCATATCTTATAAATTTTTTATCACCGCAAACGTCTAATATTTCGGGCCGCTTAATAAAGTATTTTCGCCAATCTTGACAATTATCATTTTCAATTATCCTTTGTAAGTCAATATTTGCAGTATCAACTGTAATTTCATCAAAAAGTAATTTCAAGTAGTCTCTCTTATCAGTGTCATCACGCAATAATCTTTTCCAACTAATATCTCTATCATCGTCAATTAAAAAACTATAATTTCTTGATGTCCATAGTAGATAATCGCCCTTTGACAAAAGTGCTCTTTGCCATAAATAACTATCATATTTTTTTAACCCATGGTCAGAAAACATGGATGAAGCTTTCTTCCCATAAAGGTTGAATAATTCAAAAAAAGTTTGGTTTTCATTTTCATTCCAGTTAAGGTTATTGTTTGACTTAAAATAAACTTTAATTCCTGAAAATTTAAGTAAAAAGTCAATTTGCCCCTTGAAATATCCATGCTCTTCAAATTTAATAATCGAACTTCTCCAATTGTTGTTTTTTAAGATCAGGATGGCTTTTATTCGTTCTTCTAAGATTTGGATTTCAGCAAATCCTTCAATTTTGAAAGATGGGTTAGAAAGAAAATTTAAAATATCTGCACTATGAGGTAATAATATATTCAGGCTTTTAATGCTTTTTGAAAATGCCTCAGCGTCATTATAAATAGTATTAACTGTTAAATTTCTGACTACTCTCATCCAATCATAGAGTCCAGTTGAATTTCCATTGTTAGTTATTAAATATTTATAGAGGCCGAAAAATATGATCCTTTCAGTATATGTTAAATTATTTTGAACTACTTTATCAAAAAGTGATGACTCATTTATTAGTTTTTTTCCTTCCAAGAAGGTTTTAATCTTATTAATTCCATTTTTTAAATAATCTAAAGTTTGAATAATATCTTGAAGACAATTGCTATCAAGGCACTTTAGAGATTCATACCGAACAAAGCTTACTTTAGTGGACTTGTCAGTTAATATTCTTATATTCTTTTCAAATTCATTTCTATTTGATTCTATTAAGGCATAATTATTTGTTGCTAGCACACGAATAAAATTCATTAACTGGCTATCAAATACGTTTGTAGAATTATCTCTGTAATTCCAAAATAGGTCAGTCCAATCAGTATCGATTTTCTTTGCAAATTCAGCTTTTGTGTATGTACCCTTCTCTTTATCAGAGTTTTCAATATATTGCTCAAATCTTGCTTTAAAATTTTCAAATTCTGTTAGTTCTTTACCCCTTGAATTCATTTTTACATACAAACTATCAGTAAGACCAAAATTTTTTAGTTCTATAAACTGAAAGCAGATTATTGGATTTTCATTGTTAATAAGCTTGTCAAAAAAGCCTTCTGTTTCGGTAAAAATGTTGTGTATGTCGTCAATAACAACAAGCATAGATTGTATTGTCGGATCATTTTGCCAAGACAGGAAAAACCAACATGAATCTTTTATAACATCACTAATTGAATCATGGATAATCTCTGTTAAGTCAATATCATTTGATATCAAAGCGAAACAGAAATCTCTTGAAGAAATTCTTGTTTCGTAACTAAACTTTGCCTTACCATTAGATAATATAATATTTCTAAATTCAGACATTCTATTTTCTTTAACAGCAAGATACCAATGCAATAAGAAAAGTGTTGTAAGTCTTTGTTGTCCGTCTAAAGGTATGAAAAGTGTTTTATTGCCAGTAGTGACTAAACTACCATAAATAAAATCGAGTTCAATAGGTTTATCACCGCTTAAATATTCCTTAAGAGCTACTAAAAATTGATAACGTATTTCATTCGCAGATTCTCTCCCCTGGGCATAATCTCTTTGAATAATAGGAATTTCAACTGTGTAATTTTTTTCTGAAACAAGTTTATGAAAAGAAAGTTTCTCACCCATTTTATTGATTCTGACTTAAATTTTGTTTAGGTAAAAAAGGGCCTAATACATTAAGTAGTGCATTTAGGTATGATTTTCTGTCAGAAGCGCCCCACAGAGTCATTTGTGTAACAGAGTCATTATAGTATTTCAAAAATACATTTTTGGTACAAATTGGAATGAATGTTCCATTTTGATCTTTTTGAATGATTTTATTTCTTTTTATAGGATACACTGCATTTTTATAACCTCTGTTAGTTCCTGCATCTAACAATGTTAAGTTAGAAATATCATTTATGTCTTCCATAACTCCTTTCTCAGAATACTCTTTTAACACATCATCATAAATTTTTTCAAAAATTTCTGTTCTGGAACTTTTTTCTGTTTCGAGCCATTTTGCAACTCTTTTCTTTAATTCATCATTTTGAGTAAATAATAATATTTCAGTCATCCAATCTTTTTGATGTTCATCCCTTCCAGGCATACTTGATTTGACGGAGTGAATATGTTCAATATCCCAATTTTCAGCTTTAAATCTTCCAAATTGGAAGCGATAGTTTGCAACTGAATTATTAATAATCGATACTATGTTGAATAGCAAAAGAATATTTTTTATATGCCTTCTGTCGGAAGCTTCTGAGTAGCTTAATTCATAGACTTGGAGGTTTGAGTAGCTTTTTATTTTGTTTTTTAAGTATGTTTTAAAAGCAGTTTTTGTTTTTCCAAAAGAATTATTTTTTAATGTCTGAACCTTTTCTCCAACTGTTATTAAATAGCCAACTAAGTGAAATAATTCTCTGTCGTTATACCATTCATGAAAAGTTTGGAAATAATCTTTAACTTCTTTCCAAGCTACCTCAACATCATTAATTTTATCAAATCGTTGATAAAAATATCTGAAAGTAAAATCTTTGTCTTGATTAGTCTTACCACTCATTAAGTCAAAAATGAATTCAATGCGGTTGTCGTAATTGTCATTCCCATCACTGATAAAACCCCAAAACTCTTTATCTCTCAAAGTAGATTCAATTCTATCCCATTCCCCTGCAATTTCAAATTGCCTTAATCGTCTTGTCTCATCACTCCCTTCAAAATTATCTCTAAACAAAAACAAAGCTTTTATTAATTCAGCATTAGTTAAGGGTATTTTACCGATATTTAGTCGCGTAAAAATGTCTATTGAATCAGTATTTTCGTTTACTTCATACCATATAATTTTGGTTGAGTTTAATAATGCTCCTTCAAATTCATTTACTAAATTTTGTTTATTTGAAAACCAATTTTTTATCGTTTTGTAGGCTTGGTGAATATGGAAGTAATCAACATTAGTTTGACTTTCTTCGGAAGCTAAACTTTCTAAATATTTACCACTTCCTATCCTTGTTTCATATTGAAGCGTATATAATGTTTTTCTATAATCTTCAGCAAGTCGGTTGTTAAGGTACTTCAATAACAAGTATATTGTAGTTAGCCGTTGTTGCCCGTCAATTACCTCCCAACTTCTACTTTTAGGTTTAACAACTACAGGTTGTAGGCAATAAAATTCATCTCTTACTTTGTCTCTTCGAATTGTAAATTCAAAAATATCCTCGAGTAAATCTGTTACTTGTCTATCTGTCCACCTATAACCTCTTTGATATGAAGGGATATAAAAGGAAAAAGGAGTATCTTTTATTAAGTCGTAAATGGTTAATAACTCAAGTTTGTTCTCTACCATATATCTAAATTGGTATTGAAGTGAAAAACTTATAATAGTGTTTCATTCTAGTTCAGTTGTCGACTTCAGATGGCCACAGTAGTTTCTATACTTTTATGCAGTTCTAATTTTGGTCATCCGACATGAATCCAAATGACTTGCTTTGGTGGGAAAAGCGAAATTATCAAAACATAAGTGTAATAGAAGCAAGTTAGCTTGTGTTGTGCCAACCCCTTTAGGCTAAACCGGATTCCATTTTAGCCTAAATTCTCTTATCGTTGAAGCATTTATATCTTTATGTATCATTCTATGACAGTTTGCACAAAGTAGAGCTAAGTCTTCAAGCTTAGTTTCCTTACTACTTTCAAAATTCGATAAGGGAATTAGATGATGACATTCAATAAAACCCTTGCCTATTTTTCCATAGGTCTGTTCGAAATTAAAACCACAAGCTTCACATTGCAACTCTCCCTTTTCTTTTAAAACTCGTTTCTTTTTAACCTCGATTATTCTTCTATCTCGTTCTCTAACTTTGTGTAGTTTATATAAGATCTGTCCTTCTTTAACGCTGTCTGCCTCAGTTGTTTCATCATCTTCAATTTTTGCAATTTCATTAGAAAGGTCAGGATTATTTGAGATTGTTTTTATTTCATGCGCAATCTTTTTTAATCTTGGAATGTCAGCACTAAACTCTTCGAAAACCTCCTTATCTAATTTGCTAAATGATTCCATCCCTTTTCCAGTATATTTTGGGTCAAGAGCTTTAAAGTTGGATAACTTGAGGGTAACACCATTAGGGTTTCTAAATGTTTTTTTATCAGGTTTGATTTCAAAGATTGGTAATCTATTCAATAATTCAGATAAAGCAATAATTTTAGGATTTCCAGAATCCATAGGTCCAAGGTCTTTGTCAAAATATAATTCTAGCGCTAATATTATTTCATCTCTATGCCATTTTGGGTTTCTCATAAGTCTACTTCTACATTGTAGCCGACAAATTATTGAATGGATATGCCATGCCGGCTTACGAAATTAGGGATCTATAAATTTATAAAAAACTATTGTAGTTAAAGTTGTCAACTGTGAGAAAGTTGCAAACTTTCTCACAATCAATTTTGGTAATTTAACTATACTATAAGCAACATGTAACTACTATTATGAAGTAAGAAAAATTTACAATTTTAACAGCTTTTTTGCAGGTACTAAATCTTTTCTAAATAACGCAAGCAATCCTAGAAATTTGTAGTAAACTTTATAATAAACACTGTTTTATAGCTCCTAATGAATTGCTTGGGGGATTTTGGTGTAGCTGTTTACTTAAGCTTAATAGCCAAAGAACCTGAAATTTTTGCGCCTTCCAAAGCTCTCTTATCTTTCTTTCCAACACAAAATAATCTGATCTAAGATTTATGTCAAACTGGAAAGAAATCGCCATTTCATTGGCAGTCGTGATAGTTGGAGTAGTGGTAGCTACCGTGCTGTATAAGCAAGCAGAAAAGCTAGGTACAAAAAGCTCTAACCAAGACCACGCAGAAGTAACTTTTACAGGCAAAGCTGCATAAGGGACAATCTTTAAAAATTCTTAAACAACGTGAAAAAGAATCCTTTCATCAACAAATTGCAAATGGAAGCTGAAAAAGCCTGGAATAATTATTCCGGTGGCGCTTCTGGTGGTAAAAGAGACGAATTCGTTAGCATGACTGGCGGACGTTTGTCTCACATGGATGGCTCAGTACAACAAAGTGGTATCAAAACAATCACTTTTGATATCATTAACACTGATGAAACATCTGATTTAGCTGCTGTATTATTCGGAGCTAATGAAGGTTTTGTAAATCCTTTTAATGGCGTAAAATGCTCAATAACTGGTAACACTGCTGCTGCCGGAAAGGGTATCGTAGTAACTCCCAAACGTTACTCTTTAACAGAGTTAGCTGAAAAGAGCAAAACTGAACCTTTCACTTTTATTGGTTATCGCTATGACTTCGGAGATGAACTACAGTTGAAACAAGACTGGCATCTACGCAGAAAAGAAGGTACTGCAATTACTGATGATCTGCATAGCCCAAGCGAAATGAGAAATTTAAGCAACAACATTGCTACAGCCATGGATAATGCTGAATTCTTCATGCGTGTTGATGCCAAAGGTGCGCTGTTCATCACATTAGCTAAAGCTCCTTCCTCTTCAGTTGCTCGTAAAATCCAAGTGATTTTCAAAGTAGGAACCGAGGTAGATTTAGGCAATGTATTGAAAGGTCAACCTGTATTGGTTCAAAACGGAATGGGCTTCTAATATTTGAATCGTTTGGGATAGAGTTTCTCATAATTTCTTTATTCCAAACTTTTCTCTTTGTGAATAAGGCCACTGCCACGAAGCATATTCTATGCATAGTAGAAGCTCCGCTATTGGCAGTGGCTTTTTTAATGCACTTCTACTTACACATTCTCACAATGCAGACAATTAGAGTAGAGCCAAAAACTGATATAGAAAGCATACTGGATTATATCATAGAACGGAATAGGGAAGGAGTAAAAAAAGTATTGCTACTCAATGGATATTCAAGATTTACAACAATCCGGGATATGCAACTGGCATTACTGGAGCTTGTAAAATCCGATGAGAGAGCAATATCTCAGCTTGTAGCCGAACATCCGGATTATGAGCTAATCGTTGCTGATTACCTGGATAAGAATCCTGCTAGTGAACCAAAAGTAGTGAAAGCCAAAAAGAAAAAGGCTAAAGCTCAATTGCCCACAATTGATATAGACTTTTCAGTAATGGTTCAATTACTCATGTTCCTTGTGTCTGTGTGGTTAGTACTCAAAATTTTCAATAAGGACTAATGGACACAACAATCTTCTCAAAGGCTCCAAAAAAGACACATTCCAACTTTGCGCTAGGTGCTGCCCTGACTAACCTTGGTGGTTCAGGCTTAACTGATGTTCTGGCCAATGCTTGTTTTGGAGATGCTAAATGCCAGGAAAACCGGGCATTAACTACTCAGGCAAATCTGACAAATGCCCAGGCTAATCTTGCTGCAACTCAGGTTGCTGCTATTCACGCTCAAAATGCAGGTAAGCGAAGTGAAATTCTCATGTACGTGGGTATTGCCTTTGCTTTGGTGGTAATGACTTTAGGAGCAATCTTTTTACTCAAAAAATCATAATACCGATGAAAAATAAATTTAATCAAATGGTTGGCTTAGTGGGCTTTTCAGGTGGTGTAAATGGCCAAACTTCTAATGCTATTGGAAGTTTTGGAACTACCTCATTACTTGGCCAGTTAGCTGCTACTACTTCTGCAAGTTCCGGAGGTAGTACTTCTATTTCAACCTTGTCTACTAAACTATCCCAATTGCAGTCAGAAAGAACGCAACTGGCTCAAAAGATAGTAGCCTGTGAACAGGAAATAGCCAGACTTGCTTCTGTTCGTGGGGATTGTAAAAGGACTATTGGTTGGAATAATGGCTGTTTAGATAATAACACAGCTTTATCTAATCAACAACAATCCTTAATTACAACCTACAAAAACCGGATAACTGCTATTGATGCTGAAATCCCCAAAATTCAGTCAGAGATAGCTGCCGCACAGAAAGCACAACAAGATGCTGCTGCTGCTACTGCAAAGTTAGAACAGGAACGTCTTGCTGCTGAAGCACTGGCCGCACAACAAAAAGCTGCTGCTGAAGCTGCTGCTGCCAAAGCCAAAGCAGAAGCCGAAGCATTGAGATTACAAGCAGAAGCCGAAAGGTTAAAACAGGAAGCTGCCGCAAATCCGGAAGTAGCTGCTATTCGTGCGGAAGCTGAAATTAAGCAAGCTCAGGCTACTGCTGCTGCCCAGGCTGCAACTCAGGTTGCTGCAACGGAAGCTGCCAGTGAGAAATCTCAAACAATGATTTATGTAGGAGCCGGAATTGCTGCCCTGGTGATCATAGTGGTAGCAGTAATTTACGTCTTTAAAAAATAAGCTCTATGCTAAATCCAAACGAAGCAAAGGCTATTTGCGCTCAAAACGAAAACCCTTTTGTAGAAAATAAGCCATACAATCCCGATGTGATACTGTCTCATGTTATCACTCATTTAATGGATGGCTTTGCTCCTGCACCAGGGGACAAAGAAAAAGCTGATTTAGCCAAGCAATTATACATAGCTGCTATTCAGACTTTACATGAATCCGATATGCCTGTTATTGAGCAATCCATTGTAAAAATGAGAGATGCTATTATAGAAAAGGTACTTCCAAGTGAAGTTGCTACTTCCAAAGAAGATACCCAGGCAATAGAGGAAGCTCCTTGTTATGCGGCTGATCTGAAAGAATCAGTACGCTTTAATGTGGCCGGAAAGTCCATGACTGTAAAAAAGCAGTGGATTCAATGGGCTGTAATTGCAATTCTCATTCTCTTACTTATTAAACTTTTTAGATAATGTGCAACTGTGCAGGTGTTCAATTTAGCAATTGCGTAGGGAATCCCGACTGCAATTGCCATAAAGCTGAGTTTAACCAAATGATTGGTATAAACGGTTTCTCAGGTGGTACTTCTAATGCTACCGGAGAAATACAGACTTTAGCCGTTCCTGGGGTACAAGTGCAAACGACTATCCCAACTATTAAGGTAACAGCTCCTTCTACTACTCCAACTACTACTACCACTACCAAAGATTCAACACTTAACAAAGTGCTTGACCTGGGTACGTCTGTATTAGGCTTGTTCGGTAAAAAATCAACTCCTACAACCAGTGCTCCAGTGCCACTTCCTGAAGAGGAAAAGACTGTTCCTACTGCTGTATGGATTGTAGTAGGTGGTATTCTGCTACTGGTGGTTGCATTTGTCATAGTTAAAGCTGCTAAAAAGTAAGATGAGTAAGAAATATATAATTGCTCTTATCTGCCTTGTAGTTGGCTATATCATTGGTGATTATGATGCCTTTCACTTTGCAAGGCATCATAATGTACCTAAAACAAGTGGCTTGTTCAGGTTCAAACCCAAATCAACGGAAGCATGAAATTAGTATTTATCGCTGTGGCTTGCCTGTTAGCCGGGTTTATTACCGCTGACTTTTTAGCTGCTGAATCGGCTAAAAATAACGGAGTACCTAAAAATGGGGGGCTTTTCACCAACTAATGAAAAAGCTCAATATCAAATCAAATAATCCGGTAATGGTGCATGTACAAATACTTGCATCCGGAAATGCAGTACTCGCTATTCGTGGCTATGAGAAAGGTAAGGCCAATACTACCTATGTAGACCGCAAATATGGAACTGTTCAAAGTCCGGTATCTGGAAAGATTGATTTGAAATTGCCAATGCCTGACCGATTTGAAAAGCTAGGTATAACAGTTACGAATGTGCTTAACTCTTCTCCAGTGAAGATTGTAAGCCTTACTCACTCACAATTACAGCAATCCGCTTTGCAGGTTAGACAACTAACCAAGGACTATATAAAGTTCGCAGCGGATTTTGCTAAAAAATGTGGCCATATACCTACTGACAAGTACCAAAGTAAGGATGGCAAGTTTCAGATACACTTGCTAGATCAAATCCGGGACCATGAGACAGGTAAAGTAATTCCTACTCCTGCCAGAGTAAATCACATGACAGGGATCATAGAAGTTAGCAAAAAGGACTTTGCAAAAATGACTGTAGCTAACAGGCTCTATATACTCATGCATGAGTTCGCCCACTTTGCCAACAACACAGACGACGAAGTTGAGTGTGATATGCTTGCCGCAAAGACTTGTATGGAACTTGGCTATAGTGCTATTGAGTGCTTGTATGCAGTTTCTAAGCTGTTTTTATATAACAACGAAGCTCATCCAACACTGAAAGCAGAACAGGAAAAGAGGGTAAAGAAAGTAAAAGATTTTATCAACCAGTTTGGGATTAAATAAATGTGTTTTTCAACAAAAGTAGCTCCAGAAGATATAGTTCCAAGCAAAGAAGCTAGTGCTTCTGAGTGGATTCTATGGCATAAGGCTCTAAAATCTGCTAACCTGGGTAAAGGTTCAGCAAATATGCTATGGCTCAAAGCATGGAGATTAAGAGGTTGCGCAGGTATTGGTTGTGATGCTAATACACCTGAGTTAAGAGAGTATGTCGAATCACAAGGCTTTACTGTCAATGGGGGAGTTCTGGACTTTGTGCCGGACACATTAGACAATATAGGTGATTTTACCTCTAAAGCCTTTAATCTGAGTTTTTACACAATTGTAGCTATTGTCGTGATTATGGTTGCTTTTCTAGGCTTGCTTGCCTGGAATGTTGGTAGAAATCCACAAATGATAATAGATGCAGGTAAGGCTTATGCAGGAGCCAGAACAGGAGGGAAGCTATGAAAGCTTTAGCACAAAACTGGCTAGTTATTCTCCTGTTTGTAGTCATTCTCTTTATTGGTGCTGTCATTTACGGCAAGATCAACAAAGCCAAGAAAGAGGAACAAATCAGACGTATCAATGAAATACTTGATAAAGGAATTGGTGTAGATGGGATAGACATAAAAAGTATTACTCTCAATACTAAGGCAGATACTTCTTACAATGCCTTATCCGATGTAAACATACTTTATAAGTCTAATGGCTTCTTAATTGATGATGAAGAAGCCATTTATAACGTATTTACCGGAAAGACCAAAGCACAGATAGCACAAATTTACCAGACCTTCCTTTCTACCTACAAGCAGGATTTAGACGAGTTTCTAAAAAGTTTCCTTAATCTAAAGACTGAGTACCCAAATGTCATACGCTTAGTTAATCAAGCTGCATGAACCTTAAATGGACCTAAAATCAAGATTTTATCTTGATGTCCAGATTAAATCTTAAATCCATGAATAAGTTTTTCATCAAACATAAAAGAGTAGTTATCATTCTGCTAATCGCAGTGATAATAATTGGAGTTGCCTATTACTTCACACTTGGCAAAGACCTGTTCGCCCAAAATCGCAACAAAAATAGCGAAGGTTCTTTACCTGAGGATGGAAGTAATAGCAATTCAATTCCAAGTAGTAGCAGTAGCAATTTAAGTTTCCCCTTAAAATGGGGAATTAAGAATTCAAATACAACTAGGCTTCAACAAAGGCTCAATATATCAATTACTACTTGCAAAAAAGGTAGTACCATATCAGAAGATGGCATTTTGGGCGAACAGACCGTTGCGGCTATTAAGTCTTTCTTTCCAAATATCGGAACCTCTGTAGCCACTAACAGGCAAGTAAGCCAACTGGAATACTCAAACATTATTAATTCAAAACCAGGCTGTTAACTCGAATGCCAAAGAAAAAAAAGATAGTACTGATATTAGCAGTATTGCTTGTGTTCGGTGCAGGAGTTGGTTTTTACTTCTACAATAAAAAGAAACAAGTGGAACAGGAGCCAGAAGCAACTCCTGAGAGCAAAGGCATATTGCCAGGTACTCCTTTAACAATGGAATCACAAGTACAGGCTTTATACCGGGAATTGCTAGGGAGAGAAGCCGATACATCCAGATTAGCTTATTGGACTGCCCAGGCCAATACATCCTCAATTGAAAATGTGAGAAATCAATTTATGGCTTCTCCTGAGTACAAAGCAAGAATATCAAAAGTAGCCTAACCATGAAATTGCCAAAATTGAATGGATCTTTTTTGATCCAAAAGAAACAATGGTTTATAGCAGGTGCAATACTGCTTTTATTACTCGCTGTAGGTATCTACTTCTATTTGGATTACCGCAAAAAAAAGAAAGCTCATGCAAGTACTGAAGGGGATGCATCAGTAATACCTCTTATTCCGGATAATGCCAACCTTTTCAAAGACTGTCCCAATGATTCATTTCCATTGAAATATGGAAAATGCGGAAAGCGTATTGAGCAATTTCAAATGTATCTACTAAAACAGTATGGCGCTCAGTTTTCAGCATACGGCATAGATGGCAAATGGGGAGACGAGACAGAAGTACTGGCTAACAAATTCATTACTAAAAATGCTCCTTTCTCAATCAGTGAGGACTATTTCAATAAGACTGGAATGGGGGGCTATAAAACAGTTAAATACGCTTAATTCAATCCTTTAACTAGCAATATGGAATCATTAAATACATTTTTTCAAGACTATCAACAAAACGGGATACGGGTTTCGGTAGAAGTTCCAGATAAGGACTTAATGAAATTATTCGCATTTGCAGTAGGTACGGCCATTTGTGTAATCCTGGCAGTACAGTTAATCAAAGGCATATTCGATAAGTCATAAAGAAAGGAGATCTACAAAATGAGTTGGACTAAATTAAAAATGGTGGATATGGTAGATGGCCAGGAAATCGAATTTCCTTGTGGGGTGAAAACAATAACAGTTACTCCAAAGGAGCCTTCCGGAAGTTATGACTTAACTTATGCTGATGGTAGTGGTTGTTTTGGCTTAAAAATACCCTTCTCCTATGATTATCCACAACCAATAGACAGTCAGAAAGACAACAAATTAAAAGTTGTAGCACATGGCATTGTTCACTTAATCTATACAACATAACCCTATGAGTAGATTTGGTTCACGTTCCGGAGCTGGCAGTGGAGCCTTTAATGGAAACCGCACAGTAACCAGACCTGGCCTACCCAATGTAAATGTAGGTGGTGAAAATTTAGAAGAGTGGGCAGACGAATATTTCTTTCCTGCCAGTGCTCCAACACTTGCCGTATCTATTGCTAACAATGTGAGAGAGAAAGGTACTACTTTTCAACCTACCATTGTGGCCGATTATACGCCAAAATATGCCCTGGTAGTGGCCAGAAGGCTATACCGCAATGGAGCACTGATTACTCAACCTGCTACGGATGATTTTTCTTATCAGGATATTGTTCTTTCTGCTACCACTATTTACCGGGTACAAATTGACTATACCTTGGAAGGAGTGCCTGGAACACTCTCCAAAGATGTAGGGGTGTATTTCTTTGCACCAACTTATATTTTCCTTGGAGCTTTGAACATGAGTGAAGCACAAATAAAAGCTGCTGCCGGCGTTTCTGGAAAGCGCATTATTGACAGGCAATCATTATCTGATATATCCTATACAGGCAACAATACGCATCCGGCAATTGCTGAACCTGCAAGCTATAATGGTTTTTCTACTATCAAAGACCAGAATGGGTTTGTGGTTACTTCTGGCTTTTCTACAAGGCTAGTGGAATTTGCCCTGGCTGATGGCACAACAAAGGAAATGTACCGGATTAGAGAGCACGTTGATGAAACATCGGTAAATGGGTTTAAATACAACTTTTTACGTTAGTGAAAAGGCTCCTTACAATATCAATTCTCACACTTTTATTCATATTAATTATGGCAGGTGGTATACCTATTACAATTCCTTTTGAGTTATTAAATGCATCTCCTTTAGATAAACGGTTTTATTCTAACAATGCCACGGAGAGAAATAATATAGCTTTTAGATACCGGGGAATGATTCACTACACAAAAGGCGAAGGCTTATATTATGTAGATGACAATTTTGCCTTTCAACCAATGTCAGAAGTGCTCAAAGAATCTCAAGCATTAAAAGACTGGGTAGAAGCGCAGGTAAATAAATTCTTTATAGACAATCCGGCAGTAATCGAGCAGGCTATTACTAATTATTTTTCTGAAAACCCGGTACAGGTTACGCCAGAATTAATTGCTGAAGCTGTTGAAAACTATTTTTCTGAGAATCCTGTGGCTTCTCCTACTGCTATTGGGCAAGCAGTAAATGAGTATTTAACTGAAAACCCGGTAACTGGTGGTGCTTTGCCGCCAAAGTATACACTTAAAGAGTTGCCGATAACTCTCAATCAAACAGATATTTCTTTTGAGTTTCCCTGGTCTAATCCTGAGTTAGTACATACTGGTTCGGTTGTTACTGAAATCTTTCGTTTTACGCCAAATGTGAAAGTTCGCATTGGTGTAAATAATCCTAATTACTTAAATGGGCCTGGGGGCCAGTACCCTCATCCGGATTATTTAGAATATCTTCCTGGTAATGGGCCAGTGGACTTTCTAATGTATCTATCTAATGATGCCATTACGGAGGTACATTTGTATGCAGAATATCAAAGAGAACCAGGAAACTGGCAGTATTTAGCAGATTTGACCTTTACTTGGCCAGAAGATAAAAATGATACTACGGAAAGAACCATGTCCATACTTTATTATGATTTGGATGGAAATCCGGTAATGCCAGTAGATGAAACTACGCTAAAATTCGATTTTGGCCAGGAATTTAATTTAACTCAGGCTCAGCTTGACAGTTATCCGTATCAGTTTGCCATTGTCACCGGGGACACTTTAGATGGGGAAACCTTGGACAATCCTAACCAACGCAAACGGGCATTATACCGGGCTAATAATGATCTAGTCTTACTGGCCAGTCCCTGGAGAGTAAGAATTATCTTTAATGAGGGTATTGAAACCAACTTGGAATATATCACTGCTGCTAATGTGAATTTCTTCTCCTACAAAGTAGTTGGAGACCCTAACCCGGATAATACTTTTATAGGCCAGTTAATGGGCTTCTTTCAAGAAGGTACCCAACATCCTTGGTCTGTAGTTTCTCAAGATGAATATTCAACCATTGTTCATATTCAAGACCATTTCCATATAACAGGCTTTGAATTATACCATTGGGATGTTTCCTATACTAGTAAGTGGGATGTAGAAACAGGTAATCAGTTAATAGCCGAACAAGGCAATATCTATGTAGATGCTGAATATTTTATTCCTGGAGCCAGAGTAAAGGATGAATTAAGACCGCATTTAGTAAATTTTGCTCCACCTTATCTGAGGAACTTGTACCCTCAAGAATGGGATATGATCGCCAACGAACTGTTTACAGTAGAAACTGGCAATCCCTATGTAATTGAGGACTTACAAGAAGTAGATAGAAAGCTCAATTTTACTTTTATTGATCTATTTAACCGTAAGAAAATAGAAGTTATTGAAGCTCCAACTTCGCAGCAAGCACAAGATACTGGTTTAAAAGCTATTGCTTACCCTAGTGGTGGTGATTTGCCAGATCATTCCGGACAAACAAGCATTTTTGAAACCCTAGTAGAATATACCAAGCCATTTGCCGCTATTTCTTTTGATGCAGAAGATGGTAGTCAGTCTTTAGGAGTGTATGACTTTTATCAAGATAATAGCTTATATCCTTCCATTATCGAATATTTTATAGATAAAGGTAAGTTACAATTTGATATAACTATTCCAGATAGGTATTTCTTCTTTCCTGCTTATTCTCCTCCAGTCAATACTCAGGGGGTGTTTATTGCCCTAATCAAAAATTATTAAGCTATGGTAAAGTACGAAATACGGGAAATTACGGTAAACTCAGTAATAACTGAGATTCCGGTAACAATAGTGGATGCTGTTCGCAAGCATAGCTTTAATAATCCTTATTATGCTTCCATTACTTTTAATGTAGATGCAAATGTGGAGCTATTGAGGGTGAAAATATCAAATCCTGAAAAGCTCTATGGAGATGATAATACACCTGGTACTCACGCTGGTTTTAAAGACTATTATCCCTGGACATACAAAGATTTCCGGGTATGGATTAATGAGATAGGTCTGGACTTTGAGTTTTTTACCATGGAGTTCTTTCAGGTAAGACCAGACCAGACCGAAATAAAAGTAGCCCAGTGTGTAATCCATTTTGATACTACTGGAGCTAGTAATGCCACTATTGAGAATCTGACCTACTTACCTGCTAATGATAGTACGGCAGAAATAACCTCAAACGTAGCTTCGCATACTACGGATTTTATTCCACTGTTCGCTGTAGCCGTTTCTGGTTCTGCTTATGACTATTATCAGTTCTACCAGGAAGCTCCAGACAGTGATTTAATGGTAAATATGCTGAACAATGCAGAATCTCAACATTTTGAAGTAGAGATACCAGAACGTCTGTTTAAAAAGGAGCCATTGCCATTAGACTTTATTACTGAGGAATGCAAGCTAATAGCTATTGTAAAAAAGACTAGTTAACCAATGAATTGTGCTTTTAATCATCTATACACTTTTGCTATTTCAGCAGGTTCCTTTACCGGATTTTACAGTCAATGAGAAAGCCTTCGAGATTAGTCCAACCAATGTATATGGTTGGCTAATCTACGGGCTACTAGGGTTTATAGCTTATTTAAAGCTAGAGTCTACTCTCAAAAGCTGGACAATAAGGAAAAAGGATAGGTACATAGAAACGTTGCACCAGAAATTATTAGAATCAGAAAAAACCTCAATTACGGCAGAAGAAGCCGAATTATACAATAAAATTCTTTCTCAAAAAAAAGAAACTGAGCCAACTCAATGAACCCTGTTATTTACAAAGCTTTATATGTGCTGCAACGCAACCTCTTCTGGGTATTGCTGCTAGGTTTCCTTTTAATGCTATTTGGCTATATGAGTACGGTTATTCATAACCAACAAGTACAGCTAGAATTCTCCAAAGCAGTAAATAAAGAGATGGAAAATAAACTCAATGGGGTGTCAACAATCCTATCTCAACGGGAAAATGAATTGGGACAGCAAACAACCAAAGTACTAGCCATTAGTGGCGAAAAAGAACAGTTATTCCAACTGATTGAATCTAATGACAAACATTTAGCTGATAGGCTAGAAAAAATGGATGTTAAGCTCAAAGATTTACACTCAATAACTTCTCTTCAGGTAACTACTTCTGGCCAGTTTCAAACTATTACTAATGATTCCATAATTGGGAAAATTATCTATAAGTATGTAGGAGATACTCTTAAAAAGGATACTGTTAGACAGACTTTTAAATTAATCAATTATAAGGAACCTTCCGGATGGTTTGAAATGAAAGGCTCAATTCATGGTGATACAATGAAGTTCAATCCGGTTTTTTATGAAGAGTTTGATGTACTGCTTCATGAAGAGAAAAAGCCAAAAAGATACTTTTTAGACTTGTTCCGAAAGAAACAAACTGTAGGTACGGTTTTTTCCAAAAATCCCTATACTAGAACAAATGCGGTAAAAGTTATCATTCAAAAAAGAGAAAAGAAAGGCTTTTTCTCAATCTTTTAATTAATTGGGGCTTATTATGTTATTACTCAAAACTGATTGGCAGTTATTTTCAGACAAGAAATTTAATATTATTCGAGATAATGAATTCACAATTATTTCTTCAGATGTGCAAGATTTTCATACAGCTAAAAAAATTCTTCGCTGTAGAGAAATGTACGAACTTATAGAGCAACTGCTAAAAATTAAACATGCAGGGCAAACTGAAGAATCCATATTAAAAGAAATAGAAATTTTAAAATTAGAAATTGATAAATCTCAATGATATGTTTAAACCAAGTACATTACTTATTTTACAAACTATTGCCTGTTTACTTACTATTATTGTTATGGGATTGCAGATTAAAGATTTTTATGACAGAAGAAAGCAGCTAAACATATAACAGTAAGCTAATTTTAAGTATCTGGACTTAGTATTTGCTGGAAAGAGGCACTGACATCCGCTATATTCAAACAATACTGGGCCATAACTCAGCCAAGACCACTCAACTGTATACCAATTTTACTACAAAAGCCATAAGGAAAGTAAAAAGTCCCCTAGAACATTTGCCATTCTAACTACATTTTCCTTATTTGTTAGTTAACCTATGACATCTCTACTCTTGCCTTCTACTTACTGTAAAGCTTTCATGTTACCTACTCAAGAGTAGCATATAAAGTAGAAATGCAAAAGGTGCGTTTAGTTGCATGTCATGGGGACACTATAAAAATCAATCTTACTCAATGGCAGGATTTAGAGGAAAAAATTTAAGGTCGGGAGACTTAGCCGAACAATTGGGATTACTACTACTTCAGAACGTGTGCTTGGTAGCACCAATTCCTAGAACCGAAGATGTAGGAATAGATGTAGTTGCTACACTCATTAAAGATTTCGATGGTCATAGGTATATTGCGGAGAATTCATTCTTCGTACAAATCAAATCTTCATCTATCCGTGAAATTATATATAAGGAAGATGAAGTAAAGTGGTTATCCGAATTACAACTTCCATACTTCATTGCATCTGTTAATAGGAAAACAGCGTCAATCGAACTTTATTCTACACATTATTTGTGGGATACAATTGCAACAAATCCTGTTCGAGAAGAAATTATTATAGAAATAAATGATTGTTCTGGATACGATTGTAATAATACTGATAAATCCATTCGAGTTCCTACCGGTCCTTGTATATTGACTTGGTCGTTACAAACTTTTGAAAACAATAAAAACTTTTTACAGCAGTTCTATGAGTTATTAAAGTCACATATCCTAATAACAACAAAAGCGATTGAAACAAGACGTGTAGGTGTGGTTGAATTAGTTGAGTGGAAAACAGGAGAAAAACCAGTCAGCCTTGGAACTAAAATAAACTCTTCAAATGGCATTGAAGACGCTGACGAAATTATAAGTCCATATTTCAATTCTTTGCTGCATAAGTTGTTGTTAGGTGAAGATTTATTTATAACACGAAGCTTATATCGAGTTTTTGAAAAGATTTTAGAGCAACACGGACATTTTACAATTGTGGACGGCAAGAAAAAACTAATTCCATTTACAGCTGATTTAAATAAAGTTTTTAAAAACAAAAATCTTAAGTAGAAGCACGAATGCACCACATCAGCTTTGTAAAAGCAGGGCTGACGAATATGTTTTCAACTATTTATCAACATTGAACAACAGCAAGTAAATGAAGCGACAGAGCTGAACTTCCCTGCCTTCACAAAGCTGTTAACCATTAGTTGCAATAAGGCCGGAGAAAGAGTTTGGAAATGGCTTTTTCGTTTTAGAGGCTACCGTTGTAGTCAGGGTTACTTGCCAAGCCGAAGCGCCAAAAGAGCTTTTGCAAGTTAAGTGAGTTAATCGAAATTGATCATCAATTAAATGGAAATAGGATATAAGCAGGATAAAATTATTGATAGGTAATCTGCTTAACAGGGATCGTGGGGAAAGTAGTATTATAAGGAGATAAGAAGAGTAAAAATGATTGATAATTTAAATTTTTATGTTAAAAAATTTTAACAAGTTAATCAGTATAAAATAGTTACCAGTTTGAAAGCTATTCATGTAAATACCTATTAAATTCAAGCCTATTTACCTAATACTTTGGTATCTTGGGCTATTTTTTTAGGTTGAACTCTAGCATATACCTTCAATTGCTTTGTAGAGCCATGGCCTAGCATCCTGGCTACTGTTTCTTCAGGCACACCAGCATTTAACCATTGCATAGCTGCAGTTTTCCTAGCTGTATGTGTGGTAAGCCTTTTATTGAAGTTGAGTACCTGAGCTATTTCCTTAAGCAGTCTGTTATAGACTTGGTTGGCAAATTTTGGCAAATGACCATTGTATTTAATCAGGATACGTTTTGCCTTAGAAAAAAATGGTAAAATAGCTGTTTCACCGGATTTATGCCTATTCTTGTAAATCCAATCCATATTGACATCTTTCATCAAATGTTCATCTGGATGAAAGGTTATAAGATCTATATAGGCGAAGCCTGTATAACATTGAAATAGATAACTATCTGCTGCTTTTTGAAGTGTGTGATTTGCAAAATGGTAATTTTCCATTGCTGTTAATTCAACTTCAGTAAGAAAGACTGGTAATTTTGGTTTTTCAAAGCTCACTTCTACATATTCAAGCTGACTAGTAACTATGTACTGCTGTCTAGCTGCATGTTTGAGTACTTGTTTTACTAATTGAATATGTTTCATGGCATGATTATGAGAGCAAGCTTTTAAAGTTGTTCTCAAATAATGTTCAAAATCATCAGCTAACTTTATTGTAAACTCATCAGGCAATAAATCTAATCTGCCAATTGAAGCTAAAAACCTTTCGCAATTCCGGTACTTACTCCAGTTATGCTTAATGGTTCCTGTTGCTTTTTTTCGGGCTTCTTTTCTAGTAATGAGTTCGGCAAATACTTGAAGGAAGGTTCTTCCAGGTTTAGCCCGTTGCAGGTATTCTAGCTTTAAGAGTTGTGCAGTTATAGGCTTTTGTCTTCGCAGAAAGTCATTGTAGACTTCTTTTAACCCTGCTCGGATGTTGGTTAGCGTATCATTATCCTCTAATGCTTCTAAGTCCTTAGATATAATTCTTTGAGCTTTACTATCCCAGCATTCCGGACTTGTTTTTACAAAAGTTGAAAAATCTCCATTTGCTCGTTTGCCATCTACGGTAATTCTACAATAGATAGTGGCTGATTTTTCTTTGTTGCGCTTGTTCTTTCTTAGCACAAATAGAATTTCCATTCTGTTCCTTTTTTTGGGTACATAGTGTGATGGTTTAAATGTTTGAGCACACTATTACTAATTGCTTATAAGTAATGTTTCAAATATGTATAAAGAGTCAATAGTTTTAAGAAAAAGCCTCCAAATCACCATAGATTATACATTTATTGGTATTTTTTATTGTAAGTTTCATATTATTATATTTTTGGCATAGCAATATTGCTTAAGGGTTAGTTACACTTAAAAATTTAAAGTATAAAAATAGAGCTGGTTGAAAAGGTGTATCCGGATGCTGGTGATGTATCCGAATATTACACTAAAGTGATAGAGAAGTATTTTAGTAGGTACTTATAGCGAATAAATTAGCTATAAAAGCAAAAAACCTGCATTTTTAGGGCAGGTTTGCGAGTTTGTTCTACTCAATGTGCTGTTTCAGTGATCCCGCTGGGATCATACAACTAATACAACATCAAAATATAAAATACAGTATTTTGACCAATTTGAGGGTTTTAAAATTACCCAGTACTGCAAAATACAACAAAATACTTTATATCACTTGCCACTTTACTATCCACCTGTTATATTGTTGGATAGTAAACCCTGTTTTTATGGCAAGTACCAAACTCATTTTAAGGCCCGACCTAGTTAAAAAAGCAAAAGGAAATCCTACAACTATTTATATTGCTTACTGCCATAATGAAAAGACAAAACGCATTAATACCGGCCAGAAAATCTCTTTTGATAACTGGGACCCAGAAAGAGAAAAAGTAAAAGATACCTATAAAGGGCATACGACTATAAACGCCATTCTAAATCAGGAAAAAGGGAAAGTTGATAAAATCATTGGTGAAGCGCACTTTAGAAATATTGAGCCTACCTTTGAATACGTAGAGCAGCAGCTAAGCCTTTTAGCAGCACCGGTTACCCCACAAGAGAAGCCGGATTTTTTCAAACTCTTTGAAGAGTTTATCAAAGAAACGGCTTCATTAAAAGCCCATGGAACAAACAAGCACTACAAGAGTACGTTGAATCATATCCGCAAATTTGTAAAGGCTAAACGCATTAAAATAAGCCTGGATAGGGTAGGAGTAGACTTTTATTCCAAGTTTGTTAATTACCTGCTTAATGATTTAACCATGAGCAATGGTACAGCAAACAACCAGATTAAGAGGCTCAAAGTCTTTCTATCGTATCTATCCGACAAAGGCATATATGAAAATACAGACTATGAGAAATTCAAGTTATTAAAGCTAACAGAAACTGATATTACCTACCTTACGAAAGAGGAACTGGATACACTTTACCTGTTTGATCTGTCTAAAAATGAACGCTTAGAGCGCGTACGGGATCTGCTGGTACTTGCCTCTACTACCGGCCTGCGACATTCAGATTTTTCAGTCATTAGGCCAGAAAACATCAAAGGCGAATACTTGCTGGTACGCACTCAGAAAACCAAGGACCCGCTAAGGATTCCGCTTAATTCCTATTCCTCTGCTATTCTTCAGAAATATGAAGGCAAAATACCAAAACTGTCTCAACAGAAATTCAATGACTATGTAAAGGAAGTAGGCAAAGTATGTGGCATTGATGAACCCACTGAAATTACTAAATACATAGGCTCTAAACGGGTTGAAAAGCGGGTACCCAAGTATGAACTGCTTTCCTCTCATACAGGCCGCAGAACCTTTGTAACGCAGTCACTGGAACGTGGCATGAATGCCCAGCAGATCATGTCAATAACCGGCCATAAGGATGTAAAAACAATGATGAAGTATGTAAAAATTACTGATACGGTAAAGCAGGTTGCTATGAGTAAAGCCTGGAGTGATGCACCCGGGCAAATGAAGGTAAGCTAATTATACAATTTATTTTTTCTGCTTTACTAGCAATGCTTCTAGTTTTTCAATATGCTTTTCTCTGTTGCGTTCTATTGCTTTTTTAATAGCAGTATCTATGATTGATAAACTTGATTCATTGGTATACACATCATCTCTTCTTATTAAAATTGCTTCTACTATATCGGGAGTTATGGTAGGTGTTGTAAGCTCCGAAACTTCCTTATAACTGAGTTTTAATTTTGCCAGAAATGAATTCATCTTTCTGGCTTTTTCATTATTAGTAAGATGCATATACTTTCTATTTAGATTCTAGTCCTTGATTATTACTAAGTTCTTTACAAAGGGCATCCATCGAAACGTTCAGCACTTTACTCATTCTGCAAGCCTCTTCAAAAGTAAGCTTACTATTTTCATTATTCATCAAATAATGCAGACGCTGTTTAGTCATACCTGATTGCTCAGCTATATAGGTAAGCTTCATACCTGGGTAATTCTTATTTATATAGTTGCCTAGTAATGTCATTGTTTGGAATATTCGTTATAACAAATATAACAGAAATTAAAAATTATTTTACAATAGTCTTGTAAATATTATTTGAGTGTAGTACATTTGTTATAATAATTGTAACAGAAGTCTAAATAATATAACAGTATGTATACTTTTCAACTACCTCAACAAAAAATTAGTGTACGCCAAGTAAAACTGGACCACTACAAAGAGCAAACAGATGAAATGCTGGAAACTACAAGCAATCTTTTGCTGGCTTATGATTTAGTAAAAGATTACAGCCAGGCGGATGCTTCTTATTACATGGAAATGTATCATTGGCTTAACAGCCGGTATGATTATGTAATGGGTTATGCGATGGACTTTATTCCTTTCAGCCATGCGACGCATTAAACCTCGGCAAAGCTTTGAGGCTTATCTGAATGGCCAGAAGCTACTCAACATTGGTAAGGATTCGAACCCAGAACCCATGCAAGAGGCAGTTATAGAAGTAAATGAACAGTTCAGGCGATTAGTAGAGTATACCAAGCAATATCGGCACTATCAAAGGCTATACTTTACTAAGACTAAGAAAGGCGAGTTTGCTAAAGATGAACAACATTTTATGATGAAGTACCAGGAGAAAATAGATAATTTATTAAAACAAATTCAATTATAATTTTTAACCTTTAATTTTTAATCATTATGTCCCAACACACAAACATTACCGACACAATTGCCCAAAGCACTGAATCAAATGTCAGAGTTGTAGCCTCGAAGGCTATGAACCTGGAGCCATTAAGAGACCTTTTTAGTACGATTGGACCGGATGATATAGTAGATGGTTTAGATGAGATGATTAGTCTGCTTACCACTATTCTCAATCCATGCGAAGAACAAGAATTTTGTAGAGACTATCTACAGGATAGGCTTTGGGAAGTGAACACCTTAAGAAAAGCCTTTACTAAACTGGAGCGATCTATGGTGCATGAGGCTAAAAAGAATTCCTTTACTATTCAATAAGCAAGCGAAGGAGGCAATCATGAAAAAAGTAACTGAAGAAGATCTACAGGACATATTAAGGAGAATCGCTATCTTTCTTTAGTAGATAACAAAAAAGGCTAGCCCGTGCGAAAGGTAGCCTTTTTAATAATGTTGCTTGTATTCAATTAAATGATATGGATAAAATTAAGAGTTTAGAAGAGCTTATACAAGAGTCTATTTATATACTTGATGCAGGAAAAATCCCCATTGATTATATACAAAATCTTTTAGCTCTTTATCCTGGTAAAGAGAAGTTTATAATCGAGTATTGTAAGGATTACATCCGGCAGGCAACAGCAGAACTAGCTGAAGTAATAAACGCTAGGTATGATCCGATGATAACAACAAAATTTAGTGGCAAAACTTCAGTTAAAGTGCTGTATGAGTTGCAGGTAATTTTTTTAGAGTGGTTAGAAGAACAAACTGATAAAATTCATGCTACTTCTAAGAAGCGAAAACATCCTGAAAAGAAAGAGAGATTAAAGGATATTTGGACACGAGAAATAAGTTTAATACAAGAATTAAGAATAAAACTATTTAATGCTAAATACACTGTTTTATTGGATAATGGCTTATATCAATGGGAGAAAGAACTAATTTGGCTTGTAGCATTATCTGAGGAATTGAGAGATAAGAGGCTTTGCAACTGGCCTGGAAGAAACCAAAGAAAAACAGCAAGAGCCTTTTGTAATGAGTTTAATAAAGAAATAACCCCGTATGCTTATCAGGTATTTAAGGCTTTTGAAGATGCAAAAAAGCACCAATATTTATTCACAGACATTGCTAAACAATTAAAGGATACCAAACCTACTATTTAAGATAATGGTAGGTTTGGTATTGGAAAAATACAAAAAATACTTATTTTCTTTGTGCATGTTAAAAAATCAAGATCATGCACAATCTAGTCTTATCACCCATTAGTTTACCTGAGTTAGAAGCACTCATTAAACAATCTGTTAGAACCGTTTTAAATGAAACTGTAGCAGTTCAACAAGCAGAACAAAAAGAATTTCTAACCGAACCAGAAGCCCGGGAATTACTGGGCAACATTAGCAAAGCATTATTTCATAAGCTGAAGAGAGAAGGTAAGTACAGCACTTATCATTGTGGAGAAGGCCGCTGTCTTTACTCTAGAGAAGAATTAATTAGTTACATCCGAAACAACAATAAACCCGCAAACAAATAATGATTACGGGTAATGGAAAACCTTTGTCTGGCCGGCCAAGGCAGAACAAAGATACTGTATTAAAAGAATTAAAAGCAAATCATCCAAGGGTGTTTAATTGGCTTTCTACTATGAAAAGTAGTGGTTTATTCTTATCCGAAACCGGCTTTAAGAATGTAGCTAACAGGTTTAGAATTTCTGTTGAGGAGCTAAAACAGATTATTGATGTATTTGAGAAAGGAGCTGGCAATGGTTGAAACTCTTACAGAACCGTGTCCATTTGATGAGCCTATTTCATTAGAGGATATCAAACAGCCAGAACATTCATTTTCTATGAATCCAGTAATTGTAAAGTATCACAAAGATTCTCCGCTGCAAGCAATGGTAAGTGTGTTCTATGCGAAAGTAAAAATAAAAGGAAAATGGGAGCATAGAGGTGCAAAAAACACCTGGTTTAAAAAGGACTTGACATTACTGGATGTATACAATTTGATTACAAGTCAAGTATTCAAAACGGAGACTGATACATTACAAGGCTACACAGATGAGAAAGAAGCTAAGAAATTTAAAGAGAAGCATTTCAATTATGCTTGTTTCTCAGGCTCTTTCAAATACAGGAATGATAAAAGCCTGATAAAGCATAGCAGACTTATTTGCATTGATCTTGATAAGTTAGGAGCAGAACTATACTGGATTAGGGAAACAGTGAATAATGATCCCCTTACTATTATGAGTTTTGTTTCACCATCTGGTGCTGGTTTGAAAGTAATCTATCAGATAGATCCGGAAAAACATTCGCAAAGCACTTATTACCAATATCTATCAGATTACCTTTCTACTCTTTGCTGTCTTCCTAAAAAAGCCATAGATGAGGCTTGCAAAGATGTTTCCAGGGCTTGTTTCCTTCCTTATGATCCTTTTTGTTTTATTAACCTCAATCTACTATGATATTTGACAGAGTAACCGTACCAATACCTGAAAATTATGTCCCACCAAAGCAAGTAAAAAAGGTAGCCCCAGAACCTGTTAAATCCTCCACAAATAATAGTTATTCTGACTACACACATACACATAGAATTGGAGAAATTAAGTTGCAGACCGCAATAAAATCCGTATTAGCGACGAATGATAACAAATGGACCAACTTAAGAAAACATTCATTTACTCTAGGCGGATATGTAGCAGCAGGATTATTGAGCGAGTATATGGCCTATGAAAAACTGGTAGAGGCAATCAATCAAAAGGATTGTGCAGATTATACTCATGCACACAAAACAATCAAAGATGCTCTAGAGGCTGGCATGAAAATACCTTTTGATAAAGAAGCAACTATCAAAGAACGGGAACAATGGCTGGAAGAAAACTTTAAAAAATGGAGTAGTCCAAGCGAAAGTAGCCAAGACAAAGGGGAGTCTGCGAATGAAAACCCAACTCATGAAACAGAAGAGAGAAATTTCTTTTGCTCTACCGGTGAAGATATATTAAGCAGAGGTATACAGGAAATACCTACATTGATCGATCCAATCTTTCCACAAGTGGGACTTGTTGCCCTTGCTGGTAGCAGTGATACTGGTAAGAGCTCCTGGCTTCGTCAATTTGCTATTGCTGTGAGTTTAGGTGATGAGTATTTTTTAGGATGGAAGTTAAACTTAAAACACAAAGGTGCTATCTATGTTTCAACAGAAGATGACGAACTGGCTATTAATTATCTGCTGAATAAGCAAACAAAGACACGCAACCTAGTACCCAGCAATTATAGAAACCTCCGCTTTTTATTTGATACGACTAATTTACTAGATAAGCTAGATAAAGAGCTTTCCAGAACACCTGCTGATTGTGTAATCATTGATGCATTTACGGATCTCTACAGTGGTAGTTTAAACCAGACAAATGAGGTTCGTACTTTTTTAAATAAGTACAAATTACTTTCTGATAAGCATAAATGCTTGATTGTATTCCTTCATCATACCGGAAAGAAAACTGAAGAAAAAGAGCCTAGCAAACATAATCTATTAGGTAGCCAGGGTTTTGAGGCTAAGATGAGGCTAGTTATCGAACTACGTACAGACAGTCAACAAGATGATATCCGGCACTTATGTTTGGTAAAGGGTAATTATCTATCCAGAGAATTTAAACAATCAAGTTTCGTACTACGATTCGATGAGAATATGCTTTTTCATCAAACCGACGAGCGTACACCTTTTGAAGATCTAATTAAGGCAGATACCGAAAGGGAAGCTCCAGAAGACGAAAGAATAAGTAAAATTCTGAAAGCAGTTGAGATGAAAAATAATGGGTTTCTTCAAGACAAGATTGCAGAGGAACTTGGAGTAACAAAAAGCTGTGTGAGCAAATGGCTAAAAAAACATTCCCCCTAAAAGTTTCCAGTTTCTTGACTCTCTAGTAACTCAGGAAACGGAAACTTGGAAACCAGCTGAAAATCAAGATAGTTTCCAGTTTCCAGTTTCTTAAAGACTTAGGACATTAGGAAACGGAAACTTGGAAACATAACTAATTGCCCCTAAAAGTTTCCATTGTTTCCAGTATTGGAAACTTGGAAACCTGACTGGAAACTTCATTTATTTTATTAGATTCTTACCAGCAATCCTCACTAAAGTAGTGCAAAGTAGTTGAAAACAACTTCAATAAATACCAAATCTTTCGTTTACTTAGTACCCTATGATGAAAATACAAATTCTTACCTACCACAAAGAAGAGTTAGCCTTTAAAGGTGAGCTCGCAATAGCCGGACTATTAAACAACCAAGTTCCTTTCCAGGATAGAGGTCATATGAAGCTCATACTGGCTGATTGCCTGCTGATGCAACGGGAATTAGAATTTATCATTCATATACTGATGCGGGTAAAGCGTATTTGTGAGTACTACTTGAAAGGTCAAGAGCCAGAGCAGATTCCAATAGAAGATTATACACCAGAAGACACCTATGATCCTTACTGGGCAATCCAACAAAGACTGGGTAATCTTCCTCCATTGAGTGAAAACCTGCTTGCTTATTTTGAAGTAGTTCCACTCATAGAAAAGCAAAAATCAGATAATATTCTTTTTGGATTCCAAGGGAAGGTTACAGATGATGAGGTTCTTAAGAAGCAGGATGAACAGTTTTTAAAAAACATCGAACATGAGATGTTTGTAGAAACCTTTGGGAAAGATATTGAGCAGGCCAGAAAAGCAGCGTTGAGCCGTGGCAGTATGGAAGAAATCCTTTCTCTTATCAGTTGAAACATTTAGACAAACTGACTATGAAAAACACAAAACCACCATTAGCCATCAAAGGATCAGATTAGAAGTATTATGATATCTACTTATTGAGGATCTTTCTTTTTAAATTGATCATACTCATCTTTGTCAATTTCACAGATATCCTGCTCTAATGGAAAGAAAATGTCTTTGGCGAACGCACAATATTGATGAGCTTTCTCTATGCCTTCGCTTGTATCTTCAGCTTGAATCGCTATCCATAGATCCCTTCCGGAAAGTACAGATTTAAGTTTGATTTTATAGTAGGGCATAGCAGCTCCAAAAGTGTACGTTCTCTATTTCTTCATATTAATGCAACTTTAGTTGTTTAGTAAACTAAAAATAAATATTCATCTACAAAGTCTTAAGCAGATGTGAATTAATATGCTAACTTTTAAACGCAGAATCAAGTCCCAAGATACGGGTGATGTGCAAAATTTGAGGATTGACTTTTATACCTATGCCTTATTAATTACGCGTGGACCTAATTGCATATATAGCCTATACTCCTCCTCGGTAATCTCATGCAAAGATTGTTCTAAAGGATAAAAAATATTATTGGTATAGGCGCAGTATTGAACTGATTTCTGCAAGGCGTCAATAATGCCTTCGGCTTGCAGAGCTATCCATATTTCACGAGCAGTGTCAAAAGACTTTACTTTTACTTTATAATACGGCATAGCTATTCCAGATTATAAGGTGCTACATTTCATTAAGTCAGTCCATTTGCTATCAGCTAGGATAGTATTATACTGAATTTTGGCAAAAAAGATATAAAAAATTCTTTGTTTAATTCGATTGATAGAATAAAATTACTCTTCCTTATAAGTCTTCATCAAATTGCCATTAAGCACACATAGTGTTTTGGGATACATAACAAGGAATGTTTTCTTATACCAGTCTGCTTTTTGCTTTGCCTCTTCTGGGCCTATTTTTTGGATAAGTTCTTGGTAGGTGTAGAGGTAAAATTCTTTTTCTGTCATTGGGTGGATGATTTAGTAAATGCTCGCATGAAGGTATACATTATTCAGATACTTGTTTTTCTTGAGTCTGCTTTATTTTATCCGCATAGGTATCAGAAAAATTTAAGGCTTTACTAAGGAGCATTTTAATCTGCATTTTATAATACCATTCTTCTTTACTTTTATCTTGAGAATCAAGTTTATCATAAATGCTTTTTAACTCATGGCTGATTTGCCTCCATTTTGTTGCTTTCTTTTGCAGGTCTTTTAACTGTCTCATTTTATACTAGGGCTGTTACGGTTCAAAATTGCCTTTTTATCGGGCATAAAGGGTTATTTAGAGTTTATGGTTAGTTTAAGTTTAGATAATATAAGTATTGGCAGGGCCAAGGAAAACACACTTGTAATGGAAGCACAATTCAAGAAATTAGTTGTATTGCCTAAGGGAGCAAATGTAAGTTAACTAATTAATTTACAGCAAAATACGCTTAATAAACGTAGGTAAACAAGCTGTAAATCGCTATTTTTAACATATAAACTACATGCCTATGCAAAGCACTAAATCCTTATCAATACCTCAAGAAAAGCCTGCTCCTCCACCAGATAAAATTTGTAATGCAAAGGAGGCTGCGCTATTGCTTGGATGTACAGAAAGAACAGTACTAGACCTTTTTAAGAAGGGGGAAATTAAGGCCACTAAGCGAACTGGCAAATATCTTACCGTATATCAGAACATTGTAGACTTTATAAACCGATGAGCAAAGCACAATTAGTAAACAAATTACTTGTATTAGAGCCTAAACTAGCTGTTCAGGCATTAAAGAATGATATGCTTTCAGCTAAACTCAAAACCGATAATCTGTTAAACCAACTAAACTTAAAAGTAAAATAGCCTATGAGACTAACAGCAAAAGAATGTATCCGCCTGCAAGAAGCCCTGGAAGCTATCAAGCCTAAACAACCCACTATTGAAGAAAAAAGAGAGTTCCAAGACCTGAACAGTAAATTATTCGATATAGCCCATCAGGCTAGCAATGGTGCACTAGTTCGCCAACAAACACAGAAGATGTAATTTTTTTACCGTTTTATAATTGTTTAAACGAATATACAAGTATACAATAAACTAATTTTAAGATTATGAATGAAACGTATTACAACTCTGCTGAATACAAAGCTCAGCAAGAGAAATGGCTAAAAGAAATCGAAGAAGAGGACCGAGCTAACGAAGCGGCCAGATTAAAAGAGGAGGCAGATAAAAGACAAAGCTACCTGAGTAAAGCAGGCCCCTTTGATCCCTATACTTTCATGCAAGTAGCTGGATGGAAAGTAATAACACCAGAATCTCATGTATTTGCTAAACATCCCACAAATAAGGATCTGGACTTTACTATAGTCAAAGGTGACAGGTTAGGAAAGCCAGGTTTTATTAGCGTACGGGTTAATTCGAAGTTAAGAGAACACTACGAAAAAGGAATTGCTAGGGAAGAGTTAATTCCTACTCCTAAAAGCCCTGATGAATTATATGCAGCTATAGAAAAGCTAGGGATCATGAAGCCCACTTCTACAGAGAAGGCAGAGCTAGAAAGAAAATACGTCGTTCACAAAATATCCAATCAATAACATGCAAAAGACAGCCACACAAAAACATATCTTTACCAATCTAGCCGAGCAATCATCTGTCCGACTAACTGCCGAACGTCTAGCCCAGGCATTAACCAATCTTGTAAATTCCTGGCATGCGTTGAACATTGGAGAATTTACAGAAGAATTACTGAATGGAGATCCGAAAAGAAGCAGCTCTTCTAGCTGTCAATCCTGCAAAGGTTTACGCAATTATACGAAAGGTGAGTTACTCATTCAGGATTACCTGCTCGACCTGGCAGGCTCTGTGAGTGTAGGCAGCGGACTGCGTTTATCCAGAGAGCGCCTGAGAGATGTAATTGAGATGCCTGAAGCAGGAAAAATTAAAGACTTTGAGAAAGCCTTTAGAGCTTATCAAGGCTCCTCTGGTTTCGGTTATCCTTTGACTAGTCCTTTTGTGGAAATACAAAACGGTCGTGTAGTGATCCTGGAAGAGGAAATGGAGCAGCATTGCAAAACCTTTGAAAAGCATCTGACTAATCCGGAAGACATACAGTTGCATGATGATTTAGAAGGGCTGCTTAAGCAAATTGATTCAGTCAATAGCAGACTAGCAAAGAAAAATCTGGACATTATTCGCCTTGATCCCAAAACAGCAACTAATTCGGCTATCAGCTTATATAATGGCAGTAAGTCTATCAACAATGCTGTCTTAGCTTCTTACCTCCGTTAATGCTGATCACTATTATTTGCATCCTGCTAGCTGTGATTGTAGTAGGATGCTACAATCACTATAAAGCCGTTTCCTCCCTCTCTCATCAGAACAAGCAGCTAACTAGCCGCAATGAGTGCCTGGAAGAAAATTTAAAAGGCCGCAATGCTGAAATAGACACCTTAGAAAAACGGTGGGTGAAACTGCATCAGGAGAATATCCGGTGCAATGACTCATGGATGGAGCAACATAAGATGCATGAGCAGATGGTACGCCTTCAACAGGAAACAATGAAGGATCTACAGCAAGTCATGGCCATGAATCGGGCAATCAATAAAGTTTTGCAGGAAGAGAATAAGGTAAATAAGAACCTGCGCTCAACCATTGAAAAGATTGAGAAGGTGAAAAACAGCTACAAAATCCAAAATAACCCCAACTAGCGATGTCTGAGAAAGTTACTAATAAATATGAGCTGGATTTATCACAGCCTTTAGCGGATTTACGAAAGCTACAAAAATCCGTAGAGGACTTTAATGAAGCCACTCAAAAATCCTCTGCTTCACAGCGGGATCTATTTGCAAAGTCTGCTCAGGCATCCGAGCAATACGCTAAGACACTATCAGCAGCGGTTCGGGAAAGCGTAAAGAATGCAGAAGCTAATAAAGCCTATGCCTCCTCTGTTTCGGATATGGCAACCCGGATGGACCGCTACGGCAAGAGCCAGAAAGAATCGATACGTAATTATCAGGAGGTAAACCAGAAGCTCTCAGAGGCCAAGAAAAAGCAGGCAGACCTTGCGGCAGAAATGCAGAAAACAGAAAAAGCCTCTTCCGGCCTAATGGGTATGCTAGGAAAAGTAGGTGCAGGCCTAGGCGCTTTCTTTGCTGTGGATAAAATCTTAGATGTAGGCCGTAGTATATTTAATACCACTAAAGAATTTCAGAAGTTTGAAGCTATCTTAACTAATACCTTAGGTAGCAAATCAGCAGCCCAGGCCGCACTAAAACGAATTCAGGATTTTGCTGCCAATACGCCTTTCTCTGTCTCTGAAATCACGGCTGAATTTATCAAACTCGCTAACCGGGGCATACAGCCAACTAATGAACAGTTAACAAAGATTGGCGATGTAGCCTCTGCTTTAGGAAAGCCGCTAGGTTCTGTAAACGAGGCCATACTAGATATTTCTAATACGGAAAGGTGGAACGAGCTGGGAATAAAAGTACAATCTGCTGGCGACAAGATGACCGGCACTTTCAAAGGTGTCACTGTAGAAGTAGAAAAGACCGAAAAAGGCGCCCTTGCCATGATTGAGCAGTTTGGCAAACTACCTGGTGTTGCCGGTGGCATGGCTGCTGTCTCTAAAACCATTGAAGGGCAAACCTCGAATCTGAATGATAATATAGAAAAGCTGGCCGGTAATATCGGGAATCGTTTTTCTGGTGAGATCTCTGGTGCCATTAAAGCCGCTAACTCATTTGTTGAAGGATTAAACGAGCTAGTAGATTCAAGTAATAGCGCCGCATCCGGATTTGAAAAGCAAAAGAAGGCCGTAGAAGAGCTGACTACTAATTTTACTCCTTTAGTGGCTCGCTATGATCAGCTGAAATCAAAATCAGAACTATCCAAAGAAGAACAGGAAGAACTTAATACCATTATTGGTAAGATCGGAGCAACTGTACCCACTACCATTTCTGCCTTTGATGAATATGGCAAAGCACTCGATATTAATTCAGAAGCTGCTAAACGCTTTGTAGAAGAGCAAAAGCTGATTCTTCAAGCCATGAACCGGGAGGCCATTTCTGAGCAAGGAGAGGCCTTAAAAGCGTTGAATACAGAAATTATAAAAGTACAGCAGACGCTGTCCAAAGGTACTATTACCCTTGATGCCGGATTTGGTGTACGCACAGAAGCTAAATTAACAGGCGATGAAATTGCTACCCTGCAAGCCAAATTAGCTGATTTGCAAGGACAGAAAACAGGCCTTGAAGGCTATATTGACCAGTTAAAAGGCATTAAGAAAGAAGTGGTGGAAACCGGCAGTAGTGCAGAGGAATCCGCTAAAAAGCAAAAAGGACTCATCGAATCTTTGCAGGCTAGTATTTCTGAATTACAGAAGCTTCAGCAGAAGGCTACCTCCGTTGCAGATACCACCGGCAAGAATGGCGAGATCATAAAAGGCATTGATAGCTTAAACAAAGAAATAGCCCAAAAAGAAAAAGAACTAGCTGCTTTGCTTGGTAAAGGGGATGAGAAAACGGCAGATGACCGGAAGAAACGCTATGAGGATCTGACCAAGGAAATAGAAAAGCTGGAAACCCAGGTAAACAAAGCCAAGCTGGATGCCTTAGAAAAATCTAGCAAAGAATACTTAGATGCTTTGCTAGACTCTCAGATGAAGGAAGTGGATATACTCGAGCAAAACCTAGTGGAGAAAGGAAAGCTGACAGATAAAAACTTCCAGTTATCCAGAGAACAGCAAGAGCAACTAGGCATCCTGCGGAATGCAGTTATTCAAAACTATTACGAGGGTCTTGAGGCAGCAGAACAACTAGGACAGGATCAGATATTTGCTTTACGTGAAGAGGGATACAGCAAGGACCTTGAGGGGCTAGAGCGTAAATACGATAAAGAAATCAAGGCAGCTGAAAACAATAAGGACCTAATTGTTGCCTTAGAAGCTGCCAAATCAAGAGAACTAGCTGCGTTGAAACTAGCCGAGGCCGAGCGTCAAATTGAATTAGATGAGCAGATTGCTATTGCTAAAATTAATCAAAAGACATTACCGCAAGGCACTAGAGGCGTATCCGAGGCTGATTTTGAGAAAGATAAGCAGCGTCAGATCCTGCAAGTGCAAATTGAGGCAGCCAGTGAGAGACTCGCAACCATTACCGGTCTTGAGGGTAAAGAATACGAGGCAAGAAGAGAAGGGCTAAAAGCCTTTATTGCTGGATTACAGCAGGAAATGCAAGGGATGGCTACAACAGAATTCTCTTTGCAGAAGCTGCTGGGATTATCAGATTCTGAGTTTGAAGGCTTAGCGTTAGTATACAACCAGGCCAATGAGATGGCAAGTGAGTACTTTGCTAATCAAATAGCCCAATCTGAAGCATTCATTGCCCAAAAGGATAAAGAAATACAATCCGCTGAAGCTAATCTGGATAGGCAAATAGAACTACAAAAGCTTGGACTTGCTTCTGATATCAAAGGTGAAGAGCAGCGCATAGCCTCACTAAAAAAACAACGGGAACAAGCCCTGGCGGATCAGCGCAAAGCCCAACGTGCACAAATACTTCTAGATAGTGCCACTCAGGCATCTAGTTTGATTACAGCCGGTTCTAAGATTATGGCTGCCACAGCCGCTATTCCTCCACCACTTGGTCAGATTTTAGGAGGTGTGGCTATTGGCGCTATGATAGCAGCATTCGTAGCAAGTAAAGCAAAAGCACTTCAGGCAGTCAATACCTCTGCTCCTAGTTTCCGTGGGGGTGGTGGACTGGATCTATCAGGTAAAAAGCTTATGGGACCTTCCCATGAATCAGGTGGGTTGCACCTGGTGAACCCTAATACTGGCGAAAAACTGGCAGAATTTGAGGGCAATGAGTATCTGCACATTATGAATAAAAAGGCAACTGCTCAGTATTTACCTATGCTGGAAGCCATGAATAAAGGCACGTTTAAACCCGCATTAAATCTCAGGGCCTTATCGCTTGATATGTCTGATCTGCCCAGGCTTACCATGAATCCCAATATTGTAGCGGATATAAACAGGCTACAAGCGAGAGCAGAGAAGGCCGAAAAAAGGCATTTTAACTCACAGATCGAAAAGCGGTTACAGAGTGTGGAGAATCTGCTCAAAGATATATCTGCATCAAGCAGCAAAACAGCTAATAGGAAGAATAAGCAGTTCTTAACAGATGGTTCTGTTGTCGAATGGGACGATACACATACTAGGAAATATAATCCTAGAAAAGAATAAACGATACAAAAGGCTATGAAAGGAATGAAATTAGGAGGCCGCACCAAAGGCACACCAAACAAAGCAACCCAGAAAATTAAAGATGCTTATGCTAAACTGTTAGAAGATAACCTGGGCACGTTGCAAACAGATCTAAGCCAGTTAGAGCCTAAGGACCGGTTAAATTTTATGCTCAACTTATCTGAATACATCCTGCCAAAGCTGGCAAGAGTAGAAGCTGAACATGAGATCAAGGACACATCTGTTGTGCTCAATATTATTCCTGTTGCACCTAAACAAGCAAATGAGTAATCCCTATGGCAGTAGAGCAGGATATTAGGATAAATCAAAAGTATCATTCTCTCCTTGAATGCCAGAAGCGGTATTTGGTGCTATGGGGTGGAGGTGGTAGTGGCAAGTCTGTCTTTGCAGCCCAGAAAATCCTATTGCGCTGCCTAACTGAGAAAGAAGCTAAGCACCGCATACTTTGCATCCGGAAAGTAAAAGAAACCATTAGAGAGTCAGTATTTAGCTTATTAAGGGACTTATTGCTGGATATGGAAATGTACGACCGGGCAATGATCAACAAAACAGAAATGTCTTTTACCTTCGATAATGGCAATCAAATCATTATGGCAGGGGTGGATGATCCAGAGAAGCTAAAATCCATTGCTGGTATCACCTCCATTTGGATAGAAGAACCCACAGAACTAGAAGAAAAGGAGTTTGACCAGATTGATTTGAGGCTACGAGGGGAAACAAAAGAATATAAGCAGATAATTCTTTCTTTCAATCCCGTTGATGAGCAGCACTGGATCAAAAAGAAATTCTTTGATGTCGAAAATCCAGAGGTGGAAGCCCTGCACTCTTCCTATAAAGACAATGCTTTTTTAGATGATGACTATATAAGACTATTAGAGGACCGCTTCAAGCATGATGAAAACCTATATAGAATATATGTGAAAGGTGCCTGGGGGAGAGTAAAGTTAGGCAGTGAATTTTATACCGGTTTCAAAAGATCAGAACACGTACAGCCTACACCTTTTCTTCCTGGGGTTACCTGTCATCTCTCCTTTGACTTCAATGTGTTGCCTTATATGAGCCTTTTGTGTGCTCAGATTCTTTCACCTGATAACACACCAGATAAAAAACTCCATATCCGCATCTTTAAAGAATATTGCCTGAAAAGTCCACTTAATTCAGTAGAGGCTATATGTAAAACATTTATCAGGGATTATGAACAATATAAACCTGTTGTCCTCTACTACGGGGATGCAACAGGCAAAAATCGCATAGCCGGACAGGGAGACAAGCGCAATTTCTACGATGTAGAAACTTATCTATTTAAACACCTTACCCATGCATCAGATCGGGTAGCTAAACGAAACCCCAATGTTCTTAAGCGTAGAGATGTAATCAACCGCATGCTTGCTGGTGGATACAATCTGCAATTCTCAATCGATCCATCCTGCAGCGAACTAATCAATGATTTAGACTATGGGAAGTTAGGTATTGATGGCAAGCTTAAGGAAATGTTTAATGATAAAGTGCTTGGTGAACGCTATCAGAAAGGCCAGCATCAGGGAGATTGTTTTGATTACCTGCTCATTGGCTTATATCCGAATGAATTCAAATTTTAACCCTCAACTATATTTACACATGGAATTAAAAAGAAAGATTGTCGTATTCGACGAAAATGAACAAGTGCAAATCCGGTGGTATGAAATTTTAGCCGATGATGGGCAGCTCATTTACGTGAGAGAGCAAATAAAAAATGATTATCAGTGGGAGACCTATATTAATTCCAAAGCGGTAGGAATCATGAAAGAAGAACCTTTATCAGGGATACCTCCACGCTTAGGCCATTCAGATAATTGGTATGATAACAGCCTTAATAAAGAAAAAGAACCGTGCTCCTAACATTCGTGTATACGAATATACGAAACACTTCTCTACTACTTAGCTAGAGATTACGTAAACAGGGTTGTTTACAAACTAAAAAGAGATCATAAATAGCCTTTCCATTGGAGAGGTTCTTTATTTAATACAGATACAACAAAGTCTTCAAGGTAATATTCTTTGAATAACTTATGATAGCTTGGATCAACTGTTTCGGGTATCTACCCCATATTACCAATATCCAACTAAGCAGCGGTTCACTTCTGATTTGTTTCGGGTATTTAGCTATGTAGGCGTATACCCGAACCTATTCATTACTATTTCGGGTGTACGCATGTTAGGCCTTATTAGAAAAAATGATGCAACTAATATAAGAAATAAGGGGTCTGAGGAACATAAATATCATTGAACAAAAAATGAAACTATTACTATTCCCTCTCTATCTCTTATTGCTCTGTCTAATCTATAACTGTCAATCTAAAGAAGAGGTCACTGCCCCTTCTGCAATCATAGGAAAGTGGCAACTAATAAAGATAGAGAATGATTCGTTGGGGAAGATGGTTAAAGTTGACCCCTTACCCTACCAAGAGATCTATAAGTTCAACACCAATCATACTTTTGTAAATTATCGGAATGGATCTGAATCTCAAGGATCTTACACTATCAAGTATCAAAGTGATAGTACTGGAAACTTTAAAATAGTAGAACTAAAGGATTACAAACCTATTGATCCTTTGATTCATTATATCAAAGGCTTGTTCTACTTGTATGATAATCAACCAAATATACTTATTTTAAAATTTAATAGAGGGGCTTTTTTTTACTATCAAAAAATAAATGATTAAAAACATGGCCTAACACCTGCTTCGGCCTATCAGCGGCCTACCTTAGCAAATGCCCGCCGCAGGGAAGCCGTGGTACGTTAGCGGTAATTAAACTTCCATGCAACTCTATGTTGAATTAAAGGGTCATAGGACAAAGGGTCAATACTCTATAAAAATTATGAAAAAGCTTCTGTCCATAGGGTTAATTGTAATAACTACACTTTTAATAAGCTGTAAGAAAGAGAATCAGCAACTAGATTGTTCTTTGTATCTCTGTGCTTGGCCTATCCCCCCAATAAATCTAAAATTTGTTGATAAAAATACCAATACAGATTTATTATTTGATCCTGCAACTAGTTATTCAATTACGGATATAAAGATTACCCGTCCTAATTCAGAGTTCTTCGTTCCATTTATAAGTATTGACTCTACAAACAAGATAGTTTCTGTTAGCAACATACACTCAGGGGACATGCTACAAATAGGAAACTTACCTGCAGATAAAATTATTATCGAAACAAGGGTTACGACAAGAAAAATATGTTGTCCGCCTGTTGAAGTAATTAAACTTATGATTGGTGACAGGATTGTGTGTCAACCATGTAGAGATTTGGATGAAAGAATAATTACTGTAGAAAAATAGGATTTATCTCCTTTTAGCAGTAGTATAAATTTAATAAGTAAATACACAAAAAGAGTTTATAAAAAACTACCGCTAACGCTAAACCTGCCAACAACCCTGCACCTGATTCACAAGGCCACATCATGAAACAAGGATATGTGGAGGTTCATGTTTCGTTAGCATCTCCTTAACATAACCTTACATTTCAAACCAAGATAATGTAATCCTATTTTTTAGTATTACCATCTTTTCCTCTTCCTGTACTTATTATAAAAAATATGCCGGTAAGTCAAGGCATGTAGCCACAAGCCAGCTAGAAAAGCAGCTATACCAAATAATATTAATCCGATTGTGTGCAATAGTTCCATGCAGATATATCCGGCAACTACCTGACCTGGTAAGTCTACTCTTCATGGAGTAGAAAACTACTACTTTAGTACTAGATGAGGAATATCTTATCCATTACACCGTTACTAGTATAGAATCTATTTTGAGTTTAGATGAATAAGGTAAAAGTAAAAAGCCTGGGTAATGCCCAGGCTTCTTTATTTGATGCACAGGTAGGATTTTATATCTTAGCGCGTGTTAAAATTTTAATTATTAATTACAGTAATGAGCCCCTCTGTTGGAGAGGCTTTTCTATTTATATAGGTAAATATGTTATCCATCATTTCTCAAAGAGAAATAGACAATATTATCATAAGCATAAGGAATCCCAGGCGTGGCTACTACTACTCCTTCATCGTTGATATGTACATAGGTGTCATTATAAGATGTATTTTCACCTTCATACTTGATAGGAGCTAAAAAATTGGTTATATCTTTTTCCTCCCCAGGTTCTAAATCAAACTCATTGACTGTTTTAATATATTTATAACCAGTCACTTCCCATATATATTCACCATATTCAAACCGGGGATGAATTTTGATATTCCCGGTATTGACTATTGTAACTCCCTTAGAAGGTGACACCTTATAGGCTAAGAATTCATTCTGTGTGGGAGTTTGACCTCCGCTGAGAAACTTTACACCAAATACTTTTGCATCTACCAAAACTTTAAATTCACCAGTTACCTCAATCGTATCCTGATTGCTTATAGTTTTACCTCTTAATTTGATAGTTGCTGTATTTTGTCCCATAGCAAGAACAGGAGCTTTAGCTGTACCATTTAACTGTCGGCCATGCGTGATCCCTACTGTAAGAAGAGGCATGATACCAGTCTGATTTTTACCAGGTACAGTTTTTATAGTTTTAGGCGTAATCTCAAAAGGAGCATTATTTGAGGTTAAGATAACATCAAAAATGGGCATAGCCCCACCATTAGTTATCGTAAATAGATACTCTTTACTTGCTCTCAGAGAACCCAAATCAAATTCAGTAGTGGATGGAACTGTAGCTATTCTTCCATTAGGTGCTGAAGCTTGACTCATACTCATAGAAGAAACAACAAAATACCCTGACTCACTGCTTGGAGGAGTTACTTTTTCTTCATCCTTTTTACAGGAAAAAAACACTTGGCTGACTAAACTTAATCCAAGCACGAAACATACTGGTTTACGCATATAATTATTTAAAATTAATTGCGCGTGTATACCTTTTTTGTTGTTCTTGTAAGTGAGTGGGTAATTGTAAATAGTGTAAGTTCTGCTAGTTCTTCAGCATATTAATTCAACCGCCAACATTCTGTTTCCACGAAATACTGGCATGCGTCGGCAATGTTATCCAGCAGGTATTGATTGGAGAAAAGTAGGGATATGGTCATAAATCAGTAACGTTTGCTTCTTTAAATCTAACCTCAACGATTGTATTAGTTTCCTCATTATATACTACTTCAGCAGATAAGTTACCTAATGAGTAGAGGTTAATGCTTTGTTCTTTTTCTAACTTGGTAGCATAGAAGTCACCATTGTCCCAGACATACTGCGCCTGCTCATTTAAAGGTAGATGCTGGAGCTGGAAGATGGTGAGCAT